TGCTTATACCAAATGCTATTCAGTATCAATCCCATGCGGCGCGCGAATGCCTCGATCCAGCGCTTGAGGTGATCCGTAACGAGGTCGAGATTCAGGCCATCAAAGAAAGGAACAGTTATGCAAATGCGTAAGACGTACGAGAGCACTGATTCGCGCAAACGCGCCCACGATCGACGTAGGGCTGGGCGAGAGTGCATGGATGCAGGTTTTCTAGAGATCGCCAGCGTGAATTTCGAGGAAGCCGCGATTCTGGATCCTTTCCGGGATCCTATTACGGGGGAGTTTCATGACTCTTAGAGACCAAATCAGAGAATTTCATCTCGCTACATTTGGGCGCGAATTCCACGCGCATCGTGGAGGCAACGTACCCGCGATGGTCAATGATCTTACTCTTTCGATCTTCGATGATCTCCAGCGAGCGGATACTCGCTGGATTGTAAGTGATTCGCTTTGTCTGCGCGCTATCAAGGAGGCGCGTAGACTTATGGAGACGATGAGTTTACGCCGGGATACTCCTGCGGTTGAATGATGAGATCTGCCCTAGCCTGTGGTACCAAGGCTCCTCGTGGACTTAACGCGCGGCTAGCGCACTACGAGGAATGTCTCCACCCGGAATGCAAAGCCCGTGCCCGTAAACTTACGGGCGCGCTTGCCTTGATGAAGCGAAAAATAAAATTTGCCCTTGCCTACCCCTCGCAAGAGGACTAGGATTTTCTCAATGTCGAACCTTCCTCCGCAAATCCAGCGGTGCTACGACTTGGCCATTAAGGGAGCGTGGCAACATCCTTTTTTCTTGATTCCTCTCGGCCATTGCGAGTGGCATGAAGGGGATCCCGCCGTTACGCAAACGATGGAGATAGCCCCCATCGTTACGGAGGGTAAGCCCGAGATCCATATGTGGATCAACCCGGAATGGGTTGCCGGCATCAAGGATGACGAGATCTTCGGTTGCCTTTGTCACGAGATCATGCACTGTCTGCTTCGTCATCACGATCGTGGTGGAGGCAAATCGAGGGAGGAATGGGCGCAGGCCGCGGACATGGCGATCAACGCTAGTCTAGCTGAGTCGCAGATCAAGCTCCCTCCTGGAGTACTCTATCCGCCAGCGGAGCACAAAGATGCTCCGGCTGAGGAGCTGTATGATCTTCTTGTGCAAAACAAGATTCCTCGGCCGAAGAATTACAGTTCTGGCCTGGTAGGCAGGGGGTGTATGCCCTCTCCAAGCCAAGACGGCTCAGAGCCGGGTCAGTCCCAGAAGGATAGCGATGGGACAGGCGCAGATGAGGGTTCCGAGGGCGAAGATCCGTCTAATGGATCTAGCGGGTCTAACGACACTAACGACGCGAATCGCGCATGGGGAGAGATGATAGCCCAGGCGGCGAGCTATTCGCGCGGTACCGGCTGCGCTAAGGTCATGGCTCGTGTATTCGCTCCCAAGCCCACGAAGACCAAGTGGGCAAGACTCATGAGGCAGGTGGCCAATCGGGCCTCCTCCAAGGGGGGCCGCGATACTCAGACTTTTTCCAAAACTCACCGGCGTTCCGGGGGTAGTGATTTCATACTGCCGGGCTGGCAAAGCACTTCTCCGGCGATCAGCGTGATCATGGACACATCAGGGTCTGTGAGTGACGAAATGCTTCGATCAAGTCTGACCGCGGTATTTGAGATCGCGAAGACCACAAGTATTCGGATCTTCTTGGCTCTCCATGATGGGGACTGCTATTTCTCCGGCTGGATCAAGCCTGAAACTACGGTGGAGAATCTCAGCGCTCTCTGTGGTCAGCGTGGGGGCACGGATCCCGCTGAGGCTTTCGAGGCGATCGGCAAGGCTCGCGCGCGCTTCGATGTATGCGTTTATCTCACGGACGGTGAGATCGGGGCCTCCTACCCCAATAAGCCACAAAATGTCAAGCGGATGATCGTTGGGATCGTGGGAGATTCTAGCGGTCGCACCAAGGTGCGCGACGGGTGGCAAGAAATCCTAGTAGAGATCTAGGGTTAGCCTTTACGGCGAATTTTTCTAATTTTCCTTGCCAGAGAAACCAGATGGATCTATAAATAGATCCATGAAGAGAACTGAGAGACAGAAGGCAGAACAGTTCGCCAAGGATGTTGGAGAAGTTTTTACCCACGTTTTTCGTTGCGACGACGGTACGCTTTTTGAAGCCATCGCGATTTCGGAGAAGGTCGCGAGAAAAGTACTCCGCGCGGAGCGGCCTGAGGCTCGCGCAACCTATTTCGCTTATAGCGATTGCTGGTCTGCTCTAGCAGACGCGATGCAAATGTTCTAAGAGGAGTCCAGTCATGCGCCGTTATAGACCTAAGAAGGCCAAGCTCTTGGTTTTCAGACAGGAGAGACAACAATGAACCTCGCTGAGATCGTCAAGCCTATCACCCTTGCTCCGGGTCTTTTTTTCACTGCGGAATTTTCCGCCAAAGGTGGGATCAGGTACACTCGGCTCGGGGCCGAGGATAAGACGGTTCACGAGGATAAGTCCTCGGTGGCCAAGTACAAGACACGTAAGGACGTGGATCACGTAGGCTTTGAGACATGGTCCCGAAAGATCGTGAATTCAGCCTACAATGTGATGGAAAGGCACTGCTCCAATACTCCACTCGGTTATTGGATCGCCGAGGATAAGGTTCCGGCCATGCTCGCGGAGATCGCCCTGCTGAAGCAGGAGGCCCAGAATATGAACGCTGCGGCTGTGCTACACAGCTCTCAGCGTCGAGTGAGCATCGAGCTCTACTGCATGAGATCCGGGGTAGAGGACGAGGAGAAAGTGGCCAAGCGCCTCGCTCTGACGGTCAGGGAGAGGCTGGAGTCGCTCATGTCAGATCTCCGTGCGGGAGATCTGAACGCTTACGCCACCTCGTGGAAAAAAGCGAAGAATCTCCCTCGGCTGGCTACGGGAATTCAGGCTGAATCGATCGTGCTCGCGCTCGAAGCGGCCAGGGAACTCCGGGCCAAAATCGCGGAAAACATCAAGGAGCGCAAGCTGGAAGCTCCCTCCGAGAAGGCTGCGGAGGGCCTGGATTTTTGCGCGATCGAGTCCGCGATCGTCCTATTCACGGACTCGGTGAACGGTACGCTGGCACGGATCGAGGATCCGGAAGCTCACGACGCTTAGATTTTTCCTCTTGACGATGCACCCTGAGGGTGTTATGGATATAGTCATGAGCACTTTTCGTCTCGAGCAAATTCAGCTCTCTGAGTCGGTCGTTCGGTTCAACGTCATCGATGATGTTGAGCTGAACGGGGAGCGCATGGCTAATTTTCGTGTCGGGTTTTTGATCGTGAATTTGGCTCGCCCGGGCAAGCTCGACACTGACATTCACCCTTCATGCCGTCGCAAGGGTTATGCTCGGGCGCTCTATCTGCATGCTGCTAAGCAGTTAGGGCAGCTCAGCTCGTGCGGCTATCAGCGCAATGAGCAGAGCGATGCGCTCTGGGATAATTTGAGAGCGCACTGCGACGTAACTGTTTCGGGGACAGGGTACCCCACTTTCACGCTAAAGGTGGCCTGATTTTCAGGCCGTCTTCCGACGGAAAAGATCATGAGACCAAATCCAGAAAAATTTGCCTCCTACGAGGAATTTTATGCCTACGCGCTCTCGTTGCGTGGGCTACCCAAGAAAGACATCGTCGATCGCTTGGACCGCGACGGTGCGATGATCATCGATCTAGCACCAAGACCTCTCACTTCGAGCGAGATTACCGGTCACATGATCCGACGCGCCAGATTGGCAGATCTGGCTACCGCCATCAATGACGAGACGGACATGAATATCGAGTCGCCTTCTGATAGAGCGACGAGGATGCGTGGCCAATGACCTACCCGGAACGCGCTAAGAAGCTTTTTGAGCTTGCCAGCAAGCTCTTTATCTCCTCACCAAATAATGCTGCTTACGAGGCGCTTTCATCCGCGATGAAAGCGTATCAGGCTTGGATCGCGCACACGGATCGAGATCCGTACGCGACAATTGCTGACTCTAAGACCTTGCTGGCCAATGCTCAACACTCGGTGATCCTCGTGCTAAATCGGCGCAAGGGTAGATTCGCTTCATACGATTGGCTTTTTGATGCCTTTCCTTGATATGCGCTCCGATCTTGACTCTCTAATCACTTTAGGTTTGGAGCGACGCGCGACCGACGTCGAGCGCTCAAACGCTCGAGCCGAGAAAGTATACATGCAGAAAAAAGAAGTTCAGCGTTTTGGTCGAGTCAAGGAGACTTATCAAGGGTTCGGGGAGCTGAGGGGGCAGAAGAAGTTCCCTCATAAAGAGGTGAAGTACATTAGTGTGAGCGCTCCTAATTCAGGAGCGCGGGAGCTTCGCTCAGTCCAGAACTGCTCTTTGGAACAGATTGAGGAGGCGATCAGATACTTCACCATCGAGGGGCTCAACACCGGCAAGCTCTCTCAAGAGCAGACGGAGAGCCTCCTTGATTGGTGCTATGCAGAGCTGCATCAGCGACTAGAGGAGATAAAAGCAGGAGAATTAGCATGAAGTGGCCCACTGAAGGACAGATTATTGCGTCAGGTGGACTGATCGCCGCTCTGATCGGATCGCTCGGAGAATTCCTCTTAGCGAACCGTATCATGCTGGTAGCTAATCTCTTAGTTATCGGCCCGGCAGTATGGAGGTATCATCGTGGGCAAGCGTAAGACTTCACGTTTTCGTGCTGATGGTTCACCGGCCAATAGGCGAGCTAGACGTGATCTCGGCGAACTTGTCGAGCACTTCGGCGAAATAGGGGCGTCATTCAAAAAATCCCGGGGGGCCAACCCACGTTTTTTCGAGCGATTTCTCGTGGGCGAATCAGCGAGATATTTTCCACTTGAAAATCTCGGGGAGTCCGATATCCGTCGACTCGCGGAACGCGCTGGAGAGCTTCTCGAAGGCGAAAAACTAGAGAGGGTTCTTGACTATCTCTACGCCGAGCTTAATCGGAGGCTGAACGAATGAGACTGCTTTGGATCCTCATGACTCCTATATTGCTTCTATTGTTTTTATGCTTTGGAAGCATTATCTTTCTTATGGCTATCATGTTTTTCAGATTCAACACGCCAGAGCCGGATAACTGGGATCGTCTCTTAGCGGAGGAAACTCATGAGTGAGGTTTTGCAACGTCTTCGAGAGGCTCGAGCGCGCGCTTTAGCGCCGGAAGCTACGAGTAATCAGACGCCTGTCTTCGTTTTGGAAGACGCTATTCCTCAGCCTCCTCCACTTCTTGGAGAAGAGCCAGAGGTAGAGGACAGGCCCGATCCTCGTTGGCAACCATTTCAATGGAAGGCTACTGCGCGCTTTCTCAAACGCTGTTCTCCTCTCGCACATCGACCGATGGTTGGTCGATGTGCCCTATGTGGAGACATATTTCCGTGCCCAGGGGGCAACTGCGGACATCTAGATTGTGCAGATCCTTCTGTGGCCGGACTAGATTGCCCTGGGAATGGGACAGCGCTTCCAGAGTGTGTTTCTCATGGCGTCGCGTAGAAAAATACTTTGGCGCGTTCCTCGCGTTGGCCAACTTCGAGCCCTGAAAAAGGATCCGACCAAAAAACTCTTCTATGTCGAGGCTTGGCATAGTAATCCAAAAAAGGCAAATCCAGGACCTTATTTCTTTTCGATACGTGACTCTCAAGTACCTACTTGGTGGCTTGAGAAAACGACTCGTTGGGTAGCTGAGTATGTAGCGCAAGAGGAATTTAGTATTTTATACAGAGAGCACGCCGAGCAAGCTTTAGATTTTCTCTTCGAGGAGTTATCTCGACGAGCGCCGAAACCTGTAGTAGGGTAATCTAACCCTATGAAATTTAAGAAGTTCGATAAGGCAAAGTCCAGATTGGATCTCTTGCCTGAAGACGCAATCGAGATGGTCGGTTATGTTTTGAGGCACGGAGCGTTGAAGTACGCTCCGAATAATTGGCGCAAATGCAAAGACCCGGCGCGCTATGTAGCTCCGATCATACGCCATGTTCTGAAGCATCAGAAAGGACTCTTTCACGATAAAGAGTCAGGACTCTTGCATTTGGCTCATGCCACGTGCTCGGCTTTATTCGCTCTTGATCTTTTTATAAAGAGCAAATATAGTAAGAGTACTATGGAGCGTAAGCAATTCAGCTACTTTGCGATTGTCAAGCGGCGATCCGTTCGCGCTCGAAGTGGAATCGTCATGAGGCGCGCTCGTAGCTATGAGCCGCTCTGGACTTATCTTACTGATAATGAGTTAGACCCTCTAACTCATGTGATTATGACCGTCCCTCCTACTAATAAAGTAGGCTCAACTATAAGGATTTAAATGGTGTTACCAGAAGAACCAGATCTTGCGAGATTATTTGAAGATCTGGAATTCAAGGAGGAAGAGCCAAAAACGCCTCCAAGTACAATACGGTGCTCTTGCGGTGCAGTAATGGCTATTAGGATGCCTTGTCAGTGTCCTCGATGTCATGCTGTCAAGCCTTTTTGGAGAGAAAAAGACGGTTCTACAGTTGCACTCCAACACTTGGATCTTGGTCGATTAACCATGATTGCTCGTACTCTTGGTGAACGAGCCGAAGGGTACGAAACAGCATGGCCTGAACGCCGACGCGAACTCGAGATCGCACTTGACATTGTGTTTAACGAAATCTCTACGCGAGACAAAGAAATCGAGCAACAACGCGGGATTTTGTCAGCTCTGATGAAAGGTTTTAAGCGTTAACTATTTTCGGCATACTGACCAAACTTCATCAGCGTATTGCTGTAACTGCACATAATGTAGTGCAGCTTTACGAGTTAAGCATACCTCAAAACGAGGGCCGCATTCTCGCTCCCCCGATTTCGCGAAATCCTCAAAGGTAGCGCCACTGAGTTTTGGTGGAGCAATTGTAAGAGTACAAGCCTTAGGCTCGGGCGTCTTCGGGATCTCGACTCTAGGGCACGTTGTGCGTCCGCAAGAGATCAGCGAGTGAACCAGGAGCGCCAGTAGCAGCAAGCTTTGTAAGTGCTTCATCGCGTTGTGTCCTAATAGTAGAGAGCTGTTCTTCGGTGCGTCGTCGCTCGTCGGCTCGATCCGAGCGTTCCTGTAGAAGCTCGGAAACGGCTCTGGCTTCGTTCTGGCGCGATGTCGAGAGCAAGCCCCGAAGGTTGGCTAGCTCCTCCCTCCGACGCGCGCCACGCCACGCCAGGAGCGCCGAGCTGAGGGCTCCTAGAAGGACAGACCCGATCAAACCGTAAAGCATAGAGGGATCTTAGGCTCGCTCAAGAACTAGCGCAAGTTCTTAATTTTGTTTATAGATTTAACGCAAGAAGGGCCAGTAGATGACCTCTACTGGCCCTTCGTGCGTCTAATTTATTTTTTCTTACGGACTTGCCGGAGTATTCTGCCGAGCTTCGTACCAACGTACCAAATCCGCAACATACTGATCAGGGTCGACACCTTGAGGAATCTTGATCGAGCTGATTCGTGCATGGAGAGTTCTCTTATGCGCGGGCAAAACAAAAGCGAGAGCCTTAGCTTGAAACCAGCGTAGGCCAACTAGGAGTTTGTTATCTAGCTCACTTTTGGTTAGCGGCGCCATCAGGTTGAGCACGATAATTAGCCCGGTGACAGTCAAAGGCCCCCATAGAGTTACAAAATCAAATACACCACTCATATTATAGCTTTCTTACTTGATGAATTGACCGATCTTAATCTCTAAAGCTAAAAGTCGAATTTCATGATTTGCAATGGCTTGCTCATTACGCGTGTTGGAAGCTTTAAGTACATGCAAATCGAGCACTAGAGTTTTAAGCTCTGTAATCGCGTCTTTTAACTCCTTCATTGTAGTAGAGTTAAACGCGACTTTTGAGTGCATTACACCCCATGTAACGCCGGCCGAAAAAAGAGCCGCTATAATCGTGATCACTACAGAAATACTAATATCCGGCATAACAATTAAATCATGCCAGATTTTTTCTTCGTGAGCAAGATTTAACGTACCCAGCAAAGAGCTGCGAAAGTCTTGGGACCTACAATGCCGTCAACTATTAGATCTTTTTCGAGTTGAAAAAGACATACAGCGCTGTGAGTACGGGGGCCGAAAAGCCCGTCTATTTCGAGAAAACCGTAATTAGTGAGTTTCCGTTGGAGCCATTTGACACGCTCCCCATTTGACCCCCTGCGAAGGTCGAAAAATCTATTCAGATCTACAGGAAGAGAGAAACCGGGGAAGCTGAGTGCGTTACCCTGATACTGATGAATCCAGACATTTTCAGGTCCCCAAGCTTTCGGTACAGGTGGAAGAGGCAAAGACTCCACAATACGTTTTTCTCCGATAGAGTCGCCTACCGCGTCGATTCTAACTCTGTAAGGATATCTCGCTAGCCAGAGAGGGCACTCTAACAACTCCGGTGTGGCCCCAAGAGCGTCAATATTGAGAGCGTCCGGGTCTTCACCATCCCAGATACGTGCACTTGTGTAGATGATTGGCGAGATCCCGTATGCTTTTTTTAGCTCTGCTACTGCTTCCCGGATCCAAACCAATAGCTCTGGCCTCGATCGCTCGGTAGAGCTGATTCCCGGCATGGCGAATTCTACATCAAGTACCGGAGGAAATTCTTTCTCCGTCAGAGGGCCGACGGTCTTGACAAAAGCGGCCACTTGCTGGGCCGCACTAGGAGCCTTTTTAGACATCACCGGAAACAAGTATGCTCCGACCGTCAAGCCGGCATCTTTGGCTTTTTGAGCTTGCGTACTCCACGAAGGATCAACCCAGGTGTTGTAAGTGCCCCGAAAGATCGCAAAGAGGCAACCTGTAGACTTAACTTTTTGCCAGTCTACTTTTTGACTCTTGTCAATACTGGAAACGTCGATTCCGAGATACATGTCTAGATTCCTTCGGCGATATAAAAGGTGATAGGTCCTAGTTCGGTACCGTTGGCGCCGGTAGCGATTTTCAGAGCTAATTGACCGTAGGAAGCGGTTTGAAGATTAGTACTCCAAACACTATTACCGAGAGTGAAAACCGATTCAGCCGGGCAACGCTCGCCACTGCACCAAATAGGCACGTTGATTTTATTTACAGCCGATGCCTGGATTGTAGGGCCGCCTCCTGCGCCTCCTGGTGAGTGAGTAAAAAGATAATAAGGAGTAATATGTAACCCGTCATCATTAACGCTAGTCATGTTAGGAACGCCATTACGAGAATCAAAACTAGTACCTCCGGTAGCATGATGTCCAAGCGTATTTACGAAGGTGGCATGAGAATTCAAAGATCGGAGTCCGATAGCAAATATTCTACCTTCAGTCAATGGGCAAAAAGCTTGAAGTTCATTAGTTGCGTTACTAGACGTGGCTCGTCGCTCGTTGCCTGCTAAGGCAAAAGCAGTAATTAATTTAAAAGTAGAAGGGTCTATTGTATACCCTTTTACTCTGATTGGCATGCGTAAGTCGGCAATTGTAACATGTGCACCTAAGGCGATTTCTCCAATTTGCCCAAAAGAAGGTTTATCAGAGCCGGCCGCATTCCAAGTAGCTCCCACTAGCGCGTAGCCTACTGGTACATAGCCTGAATCAGGGTCTGGAATAGTAGGGGAAGCCGCTGGAGTGCCTATTTTTACACTAATAGTGCATTGAACGCGCCTTTTTACGTTCATAGCTGTACTAGTCACTACTCGTGTAGCCGCGTCCTCGAAATCACGAGATTGTGAATCAGCGTTCACATATTCTAGTTTCATCTGTAGAAGGTCTACACGAGGATTAGTTGCGTCTCCACTAGTAAGAGTAAATTCTTCGGTACCAGCAAACGTAAAGGCAATGAGCTTAGGATCATTACCGTCTAGAGTGCCTACTTTTTGTAGGAGTGTACCCGGAGCAATCTGAATCTTGGCTGTCGAGGAACCTTGTCGTAAATACGCAGCTCCCGGAGTGAGACAGTAAGCTAGATTGCTGGCGTGGTCTGTGCCATCTTGACCACCGAAACAAGGATCGCGCCCATTAGTTCCGTTGAATGCAGTGTAAGTAGTGTTACCAATGAGGCTGTGTAAAATCTGATCCCAGATCTTAGACTCAAGAAAACGAGTTAGATCATTCAAATCAGTATGAGTCAAGCCCTGGCCATCATTAAAGAGAACTTGTTTATAATTATCGATACTCATGGATTTAGGCGTCTTTCTACGTAATACTGATAACCCCCAGGCCCATATTGTCTTAAATATTCAGCGATCGCGTTAGCTGTCGCCTGGTTAGTAGGATACGGAAGAATTACAATGTAACTCATCGGGCGAGCAACATTTGTCATGCGATAACCTCGATTCATGAAGGCTCTACAACTACCGTTAGCATGACAATGTCCCCGATCTCTGCGTAGACTAACTATGCTGCTTAGATAGAAATTTTTTTCTGTAATTGCGTCCCCGGCACTGAGCGTAGTAGCTCCACTAGGGTCTAATTGTACACAGTAGGCCAAGGAGGAATTATTTACAATCAATTGGTCGATATCTAGTCTAGTAGTAACGCCGGCTGAATAATGTATAGTCATAGTAACTATATTAGTATCAGGGTTAATAGTTTCTACTAACGTAGGGGGGTGAGTAGCATCAGATATAGTAGAAAACTTAACGCTGGTCTGATATCCGCCAGAGGCGATTGTATCGTAAACACGATAAATCGATTGCCATCCTGTAGTAACCCACGTCGATGTCTCAAAGATAGCTAAATGTCCGGCTCCGTCTAGAATGGCATCGACGCCACTGAGCAATGCTGGTTCTGTTACAGCATCGGAAATTTGACGAAGTCTCTCACGCAAAGTTCCGTCGGATTCTCCGGCGCGTCGAGTCGTACCTCGATCCCTGGCATGCTGATCTAGCTCCGGTCCTACAGCATTCTCAAGGTAAGTGATATCGATCCAGTCTTGCCCTTGAACTCGGATCTCATCAAACACCGCAGTAAAACCGTAGAGCCATTCACGTGCGGAATTTGTCGCTCCGGTTAGCCAGCGAGGCAAGGATTGGCGAGCATGATCGAAAAGCGCTTGTGCTTCACTAGAGATAGACATTAGTTTACCGTAATTACTCCGGCTCGAATAATACTGCCTGGAGTGGAGGGCGCAGTATCCACAAGAGGCGTATTAACTACAACATTAACAATATTGTCAGGGTCTACAGCTTTAACCGCCGACATAATATCGGATAAATAAAGAGTTTCACCAATATTCAATTTTCCTACTCTAGAGCTGATTGAGTTCTGAATATCAGTAATTAATTGATTGACATCAACTCCTAGTTTGACAGCGATCGTAACAGTGATATTGACAGACTGTACCGATCCTCCTGTTACATTAACAAGAGATCCCGCACATGCCCAATTGAACAGCTCTATGGCAACTTTGGATGTCATGGATCCGTCATCTGTCGTTAGGGGTCCAACTTGTTTGGTAGTTCCAGTAGAGTTACCGCTGGCGTCGGCTACATATACGGTTACTAGACCAGTAGTATCGACAACAGCGCTGGCTTTCGCTACGGCAATTGTAGCAACGGAGCGCGCTCCGTACTCTATAGCACCAAGAGTACCTCTTCGTAAAGTAGTTGGATAGAGCCGTGTTCGATCTCGTAGCTCTTCATCAGTCTCCTCTTCGGAACCTCCTCCGGGTTGAGACGATGCTGAAATCGTATAAATACCTCCGGCCGGAGGAGTCGAGATAATTCTAGCGATTAAATTTTCGTTCGAGAGATTCCCCGCTACCCCAGCATATACTGCTTCGACATTGACAGTGCGTGATCCATTTGTACTTGATGCCCACGAGGCGCTTTGAGTGGTCACAAATTGAACATCGTTACCTTGACTATCGCGATTTGTTGCTACGGTAGTACCGATTGGAAAAGTTTGAAGGGTCGCGTCGGCGCTTGAACGGACAAAAGTAATATTGGCAACTGCCTTGGTTGCTGATCTGCGTTGGATCCCCCAATGATCTGCGGCAAGCTGAGTAAGATCATCGCCTGATGCTCCATCGAGAAACGTTGCCGCGATTCGTTCAGCAAACCAACCAATCAACCGATCAGCCATAGCAGCCGCAGCGGCGATCAGCATTTCAGAAATGTCACCAATGCGAACACCGAGAGAAGGTCTACGAAGGATTGCCTCAGCCTTCCCGAGGTTCATTAATTGATCGAAGCTAGGAGGAGCCATAAAAATTTCTATTCAGAGTAAGTCGCAAAAGCGAACGAGTTTTCTCTTCCAAGCGCGATCACTCTAACGAGTATTTTGATCCCGTTGATCGTGCCTTGAGTAAAAGACTCAACTACCACTTCTTCAACATTTTGGATCCTCTCCTCTTGGGAGAGTTGGTCGATAATGGTCTGACGAAGTGAATCTCTCTCCGCTTGAGTCGCGCGACGCTTAACCCAGCGCGAAAGCCCGCAACCAAAATCCGGGTGAATTGCGTATTCTCCTGGGGCAGTCATGAGTCGGATCCTGATTGCTTGACGAAGCGCTTCATAGCCTTCAAGAAGCGCATAGTCGCCTGAAGCTGTTAATCGGAGATCATCCTCAAAGAGAAGATCCACGCCGAAAAAATCGATTTCGGTCTCGTTCGCTGGGGACGTAGAAGCCGAGTTGACTATCGGTACATTAAAGATAGGCATTTAGCTGGCCACCTGATTTCCGGCGAAATCTACGCCTCTAACCTTGACATCTAAAGAGATTCCACTGGGCCAGCCTCCTCGACGATACACTATAAACACAAACGGATCAACAGTAGTACCGGAACCGGTCTTAGTAGATTTGCCGTTGAAAGGGTGAGCAAATCCGTCTAAAGGATCCCAGATTGAGAGTCGGGGGCCGTCCGATCGATCCTTACACGTGATATGGTAAAAGGTTAACCCTACAGCATCGTAGAGAGACACAACTAAAGCTGCGTCAGGAGTGGTAGGGAGAGCAATTGTAGTAATGATAGGAGGAACAGCCTCATTAACGAGTCCGATATTAATGCTAAAATCGCTGCTTTCAGGAATGCCGTCAATAGAGCGCCCGATACTCGTTCCGTCCACATAGGAGACGAAATACGTGCGACTATTGTCGGGAACCTCGGCTGTGAAGGTCCCGGTGCCCCCTGTAGTCAACACAGAGGTAACTAGTTCAGTTGACCCGTCTGAAGCTACAGCAAAAATCTTGACAGTCTTACCGTTCGCTACAGCGACGTTTTCAACCTTAATCGTGCCAGTTACAGTAAAAGTGCAAGAGTGATAAGTAAGCCAGAGATTAGCAGAACGACCGTTTGCAGCTAGAGTTGTACCTATATTCCAATCTCGCTCGGCTTCAACATTCATGCCGATCGTCGTTAAATTGTGTCTTCTCCAATAAGCTGTAACATTAGTGAATAAGGTATTTGATCCTAATTCCTGAAAGTTAATACCGTTATGAACCATTCGACGCTCCCATCCTGCGCTCGAGAATTCGCCGGATAGCCTCTTAGCGCCTACTTGAAAATGCTGAGAACTAGGAGAATGCCAAATACATAATTGCACCATAGCTCCACTAATACAGTATTCACTAGACGGAATCGCCGGTTCATCTGGAGTCTGCGTTATGTTTGTACCCTCTACATAAGAGAAAAGCTGTGCAGCTAGAATCGTTCGATTATGTTTATGTGCTCCATCGCTATGCTTAGTACATCTATAGTTTAGAATTGCATAGCCTTGGACTGGAGATGATGTTGCTTGAACAGACGATAACCATAAATCGAAGTACAAATTATTTATTCCTCTAGCCAAAGCCCAGGTGGAGGAGGAGTGATCGCATCGATGAATGATGTTGGGGGCGCAGTCACGCGATGAGATTGTAGAGCGATCATACGTGCGAGCGGTTTGGCCGGAGGCAGCAATTAGAGTGTCTCCACCCGATGAGAAGAAGTGGTCTACTAAGAATAGTCCTGACTGCCTCATCGAGGGAGATCCTTCAGGGATTTCCAACGAGACTGTGTATCGATCAGCGGAAGCTTGTGAGGATGTACGAACATAAGAACTTTCGTTGCTAATCGGCAACAGAACACTCACGAATTGCTGAGTTGAAGATGCTGTATATTCGTACGTAACTATATCAAGCGCCCCGATATGCTCTTGACTACTGGCCACACTTGTACTCACCTCGAAGGAGTGTGGGGCACTAGTCGAAAGAGCAGTAATATCTAATATCCAAATATATTTATTGCTTGTCGCAACTTGCGCTCCGCATACTGGCCAAGCTGTAACACTACCTCCTCCATCAAAACGAATGCGAACGGTATTCGGATAAGTAGTGACAGAAGTAGAATTGTAGACCGAATAGATAAGAAGATAACGCTTGCGAAGCGTAAAACCAGTTACGTTTTCAAACTCCCCTCCTGAACCGGTAAGCTTAGGAATTTGATTTGTAGGGGCAGGAGCGGTAGCGTCCGTGCCGATCTCACTATACGAAGCACCTGAAGTGCTGACAGGAGTACTTGCGTGAGACTGGATAGGAAATACGGCTGTGCGCGCATATGTGCTAGCGGCACTATCATAAGCGTACGTAGTGAATAACTCGGCTGTAATAGCATTAACTTGACTTACCGCCCCGGTCGCAAAAGCTGCTCCAACTTGGCAAGTAAAATTTGCCGTGCCAGGATCATTTGCTGCAAAATAATCCGTTATATCTCTCCATGCTTCTATATGCCAAATGTTACCAGAATTAGCAAGAGCGTATGTAACATCAAGATCGTCAAAAGCTACAGCATTGATTTTGACACCAATACGTATGCCGTCTAGATCTGTGGCCACAGCTCCGGTCAGAAGAGCTGTGATTTTGACCATGACTCTACCCCCATCTGCTTTAGCGAAAGATCGAGTCAGTTCAGGGAAGTAAAGCGTTTGAGCCGCAAAATCGTGCCTAGTAGCCGTACCTAGCGCTGTATTCGTTGCTAGATCCGTTGAGCGCATGTCAAAAGCCCATCGGGTAGTATTTTGGGAGTTGAGGGCCATATTTATACTCCGCGGGAGCGCCGAGTTCTCTTATCCGTATCTTCGATTACATCTAGTAGATTTTCTCCAGGCCGCTCGTTCGCAGGTTGCCACTGTCTTTGAATCGAAGTAACAACAGCACCATTAGCGCTATAGGTAAAAAGCTCCACTATTAAAGTTAACCCTTGAACTGGAATATCTTGAATGGATACTAGTACCGATGAACGAGGATCCGTAACTAGCTTAGTAAGTCTAGCTCTCAAAAGAGGAAGTCGAGGTCTACCTGGTTCTCTCCACCAGGCAAGTACCTCGGATCTTATTTCGCTGAGCGTCGGAAGGGCCATGTTCGAACACTCACAGAGAAAATCTAATCTCGCAAGATTATTTTACTTTAGTATTTGATGAATACCCTGGATTTGTAACTGTAGCTGTAGTAGTGGCAGTAGGAGTTGCTGCGCCAGGGCCCGGCAAATAAACATGTGTATGACTGTTGTAAGCTGTACGTAGAGCCTCTACATCGCTTTTTCTAGCCACCGGATCATTAGCGCTATCTCCAATTTTCACATTATCAGATAATATATGAATTCGAGTCGCTTCTATGACTACAACATCATCATCATCTAATTGTGCAGGAGCGTTACTATCTAATACTCCCACAATAATAGCTCCAAAATCCAAGGAATCTTTAATTAAACTACTAGGATCATAAGGTATTAACACAGCTACCTCTGTCCCGACTCGTGGAATTCGGTATACTCCATCATTACCGAATCCCAGTCGCGCGGCTGTACGTGTACCGCTAGGAACTAATTCAACGTCCACTAGAACGTCATTGGAGCCGTTCTCAGTATCGATCTCGAAATGAGAGGGCTCTCCCGGGAATTGACGCACTACGCCCATTGCTGTGGTCATTTGCTGGCCTCCTACCCATTGCCTTAGTGCGTTGGAGTCTGGCCGCTTGGCTCCTTGCAGACCGCGACGATTAGCCATTGAATCTCTCACTCTGGGGATTGATGAAGTTCATAGCTTCTACATCTACCTTCAATCCTGCATCCTTATCCCACGTGAAATTTACTTCTTTCACATAGAACGGTTGGCGAAAGTAATCCAGTTTTGCGTATTGTGAAGCCACTAGAGCCGCAACCTCGTATTGATAGCCGAGAGACAAAAGCACGGTAATCTTCTGCTCTCTGGAAACTTTCGGATCCATCATGATCTCTGAGTTAAAAGCGTCCCATACTACTTCTACAGAGTCTCCAGCTCTCATCTTGAGCAGATCATTATTTGTCAAATCTCTAAGGGCAGGGGTAGAAAATCTTACTACCCCCTCTCCACGAGCAAGTGTGTAATAAGTAGTACGGGCGATCTCGTCTAATACTTTTACATCTTTGACATCCGGTACAGTAAAAACTTTGTACTCTTCACGCTTCGTGCCAACTCCTGTTAGAAACCCTCCTCCTTTGCCTTTCTTATCCTTTCCGCGAATCTGAGCTTCGATGTCGTCGCTAGAAGGATAGAAGCCTTCGATGGCCGTCTGAGTCTTAGGATCATATGAGCGCACTCTAATTTGAGGTACGGCTTCCTTGGACATTTTTCGTTCAACTTCGAGTTTCTCCAGATTGCGTCCATACGCTACTCGATACTGAGTTCGCGCTAAATCCTGAAGCACGTTAGGTTTTGTAATGATGACATCGAAACCCTTGACAAACACGATGAAACCGTAGCTCAGACAGAGCTTGTAGATTACATCCCAATAAGTCGAATCGGCTTTTACGCTCACTCCACGTTTCTTATGAGATTTGGCTTTGGTAGTCTTCGGAATTGTGACTTTGTTTTTAAGTACGGTATCGTTAACCGCGAACACATCCGGCTCTAAATCTACGTCAAAGATCTTGACGGTTAGCGTGCGCCCAGTCAACTTAGAATTAGTGGCTTCATCTACTAATTGCTGCACTACCTCGGCTAAGTTTCCGTCAGGTACACGTCCACCCTTGCCGCTCACTGTCGGATCCCACTGCCTATCAATCATCAGAGCGGTGTAGTCACGACCTGTAAAGGAGATTTTCCCGCCGTCCTTATCCTCAAGAAGGGTACCTTGGTCCACAAGTCCAGTAACAACGAGATTATTCTCATCGTGCCAATTTTGAGGAGTTGTTAGACTAGCCTTATTGAAAAGAAAAATTTCCACGGCTGCGGAGCGCATCAACTCAGGTGAGAACGGGAAGCGTTTAGCGTCAAAAGTTACTTCCCAGGTGTCGGCTTCTTTATAGGAATTGAGGTGGCAATTCACTGCAAAGGGGATGATATCCGATATCACCTTTGGATCGTCTGGTCCGCCGAATCCGTCGAAAACGACAGACAGATTAATTCTACACTCAGGATAAACAATCATAACTTTAGCTCCGGGATCTCTAGTAATTCACCGCCTTCCATGACAATACTAGAGAGTTTATTAGATGCTAGAATTTCGCGCCAGTGATGGGGAGTTCCGTAATAACGCGTACTGATCTGATAAAGACTCTCTCCTTGGCGAACGCGATGCAGTCTTTTGGGCTTAGGCTGAGCCCGATAAGCGAAATCGCGACGCGCTTGCTCAACCGTAACGACTATTTGACGCGCGGAGCCCGCAAGAGATCTGTGCCAATTCTCAAATTTAAGATTTTCCACTAGACTAGAGATCGACATATTGGCTGATGCTTGGAGCGTTCGCTGCTTAGTTAGCAAACGCGATGCAGCCGTTTTAACACTCGACATGATAGAGGCCCCTCGATTTAGAGCCTTTGTAGCGCCCTCCACCGGACCTAGAATTTCCTTGTCAACTAGTTTCTCTGAGGAAGAGATGAAATTCTCAATTTCATCCAACGAAGCATTAATGTCGCTAAAAGCTGTTGATTTAAGAACTTGCTGCACTCTGCTAGCAGAACTAAGTCGAGCAATAAGCTGATCGAGTTTCATTTGTTCCAATCCTTCACGAGCAAGCTTAACAGCCTGCTTAGGATCGGTATGAATCCTGCGATTCGGATTACTATCAATTCGTACAGTTTCACCTTGGTAACGAAAATGAGGAGAGATCGTAAAATTGTAAGTTTGATAGTCCTTACGAACGTACAAAAACTCAAATTTAACGATTAGTCCAGTAATCGAAAGTTGCTCAAACTGGTAGCGCACTGGATTACCCCTCTTGACCATGGACTCAAAATCTCGACGCGTTTGCTCGGCATATCCAGTACCAGCGTGACGATCATCCCATACTCCCTTGACACTAAAAGGAGTATAATTCCAGCCCAGCACTTGTTCTACTGGCTCCTCAGCTCCGGGCAGATCGTGCCGGGCTGTGCGCAAATCTAAGCCAAATTGCTGGGGGCCTCGTGGCGCCGTGAAATTTTCTCGCGCAAAACGAAATTCGACCCCTGTAGGTTGAAGTGTAGTACCTGTTCTCTGCAATTCAGTGATTGTAAGCATTCTCTCAGCACCTTTGACGTTTTTAGAGGTCAAAGGGGCCGCCGGTGTTTCCCCAAAGCTAGCTAGACTCTTTGCAGGCTTACTAAGAGCCATTTAGAATCCTCCGGGCATCGCATGTTGCGATTGTGTAGCGTGTTTAATTGCGTTGTCCGCTATGCGAACAATGCCAAAGACAAAACGATCAGGGTCTTCGGCTGCTACTTCAACCTTTTGAATTGTAACATTGATCTCAGGAGCGCTTACTCCCTTCCACTCCTCACTAGGAGCCGCGGTTTCCGCTGGAGTAGGCATACCGTATTGCTCTGGGAAAGCATATTTTAGGACTTGTTCCCGAAAGGTTTCCGGCATTCGCTGAAACATTTTAAGGGTTTCATCTACCTCTTTCATGATTCGAGTGTTGTCTGCGATATTTCTCGAATCAAACGTATCTGGCAAGAGGCCCATTAAATTAGAGTGCATTAATCCGCTTGTGTTGTGCGGAAGTCTCTTTAATGAGATACCGCCGTGCTCCTCAGAAGCCTCTGAAATTTTCCTTAAAGCTGTACCTACAGTCTCAGGACTATAGAGGCGCCTATTTATATCAGAAATCTCATTATTATAACGTTCAACGAGATCTGCATCCTTTGCGTATTTTTTCATGTTAAAAAGGGCCGCTCTCTGCGCCATCAATTTAGGGATTTCTCCTGTGGCCTCTTGTAAACTAATCGCTACTTCTCTAGCTTTCTTATCACTTTCGTTTTTGGACCCTAACAAACTAGTAGCAACACTAATGGCAGTTGAAAAAGCAGCTAATCCTGGAATGACTTTGGTAAAGAGACTTGAAGCCAAGCCGGTAAATCCACCGATTGATCCGACTACTGCTCCCGCTCCCCCGCCCTGAAAAGTCGAAATTTGGCGTTTGATTGTGTCTGCTAAGCTACCTACTCCATCCGTAAAACGCTTAAATACGTTGCCAGCCATTTGACTAGCTTTCATCATAATTAAGGTCTTACCTACGTCCGCTAGCAGATCTCTGTGATCAATAAACCAACTAGCGACGCTTTTTACAAACTCAAATCCCGATTTAACCGTCTCACCGAATGACGTAACCCATTGCTGAATAAGCTTGGGGTGCTTTTCGATCCAGGTATTCCACTTCTTGATCTCCGATGTCATCGCCTGCATCAAAGGAAGCCCGGCTTGACCGAAGGTGATTTGAAGTTGATCCTGTAGAGTAGATACTTGACCTTTGAAACTCGCCCCCATCTGATCGGCTGCTTTTAACAGGGCAGGATCTTGAAGCATGCTCTCTACCATTCCAGAGCGCTTCTTACTGTCGAGAGCGTTAAACTTCTCCGAATCCATGCCCTTGGAAGCTATCAATTGCTGAGCAATACGATCTCTCGAACTCACAGTCCCCATGAGCATTTGCTTGATGTCAAGGGCGACGATGTCGGCTCGCTCGCCAAAAGCTTGCGAGGCCAAAACTCCACCTTGAGTGAGTTTGGCAAGCTTCTGCGGGCCGCCTCCCATCATTGCGACTACAGGAGCAATCGCATTCCCCATCTCCATAAAGTCTTTTGTGGTAGCAGGAGACTTTTTGGCCATCTCCTGGAATACCTTGAATAGCTTATCGGCTTCAAGCCTCGCCTTCTCAAAGGGATACTTGAGCTGCATTTGCATAACTGCTGTCAAGCCGATCTTCATTTGGTCGATCTCGGAGTTAAAATCGACTAGAAGCGTCTTACCCAGCTTGAGTGCTCCCACTCCTCCAATAGCGGCTAGAGCGCTTTTCAAAGAAAAAGCGCTCTGGGCGGCCTTATCAGTAGCTGTTGCAATTCCTCTAACGCCCTGTGATGCCTTGTCGTCAAGAGCGTATCTAACCTTCACATCGTAGATCGTAGAAGTGCCGGACATTTGATTATCCTAATCCATATTTACGATCTTGCTTTTGTTGGCCAGTAAGAGGAGTAGTCTCTTTTCTTACCTCGTTCAAGGAATCAAACATTTGATAACGAATACGTAGGGGTAGCTTAATATACTCTCCCCAAGAAATAGGAAGCCAGTAAGCTAATCTTACCCACTCATCCGCTAATCGCTCTAGAGTGTTATCGTATTCGTGAGATGAGGCACGGAGTGCGGCTTCTGCTACTTGCTCTCCGTAGCGCTTGCGAAAAAATCCTCGATCTCTCGCTCGTCAGGAGTGGCCAGCTTCTTCCATGCGGCTACCACAAAGTTACGAGCTTTGGTGGACCACTTATCAAAAGCAACGAAAGGCTGCTTAATCTCCTTGACTCCATTTTCAGTAGTATACGACGTAATTGAAAGTCGAATCAGCTCTTCGCTCATCGCAGTTCCGCGCGCGTCTGCGGTTCGTGAAGCTAAAGCCTCATCCTCCCCATCCGTAGATCGAATAGTAAAGGAGAAGATCTTCTTGTGCTCTGCATCAAGACAATCAGGAAATTTCTCTAGTGAATAGGTAATAGAGCGATGCATGGGGATCTGCTTTCTGTTACGAGTTATTGGGGAGACATCTTCTTGAACATGCCCGAGATCTTTGTTTGAACAAAATCCTTTTTCGCGGCGGAAGCTAGAGAGTCAAACTTAAAGACTACGTTTTCGCACACAATCGTCTCTGTCAGTCCGGCGCGATGTTTAATCGTGATAACGATCTGAATGTCAGGATACGCAGACCGAGCAACTTCACGATTCACAAAATCGAAGAGTACTGTACGGAGCGAATTATCTAGTTCCTGTAGAGAAAAATCGATACCGAATCCGTGGTGGGAGAAGTCGTAGTCGTCTTCTAGCTCACCTTGGAAGCCAGTTTCCTGGATCTCTTGCTTGGGAGTAATGGTCCAATCGAGGACCTTGGCCCAAGAGCTACTTTTTAAATCGCCGTCGATGATGACTTGAAGAGTAGTTTCTGAACCTCGTGTGCGTTGCGACATATGGGGATCCTTTATTAGTTAGAAACGATGGTGACACCCGTGCCGATCTCGGTTTGTAAAACGACCGAGAGCATATGAGGCACTAACTTTACTCGCATTAGAATGCGTTGAATCCCGTTCGCTCGATCAGTGGGAGAGTTGAGAATATCCATGTCAATCACGAAATCCTCGACAACGCGACCTTGCTGTTTTAGCCCGGAGAGCCAGCCCTTCAACGTGCCTGCGATAGCAGTGCGTCGGGCCTCTGTGTTCTTTTTTTTGACGTGGAAGCGGAGAGCATATGCCGCACTCAGTTGGAGAAAATCAGCCATGCGTCTACGAGCAATCTCCGTTTTGCCTGGAGTTAGATCTGTAACGACCCCTGAAACAAAGACAGGATCCCCTAGATCGATTTCCATAGCGCAGATACCCGCGGCGCGCAGTAGCACGTAATCCGCACGAGTTAGAGAAGCATTGTACAGTTTGGTGATGCCGGCTAAGAAGCGCTTAGTGTCTTGTTCACCAGGATGGATATCTACGTCAGTATTCGCGAGAATTGCAGCCATCCAAGATTCAGGACGAACTAGTACTTGAGCGCCAGTGATAGGATCTAATGTATAACAGTGATTATAACAGTACGCAATCCTGTCCGATCTATAAGTAGCGACATCCGAGATAGCCGTAGCTACCGAAGTAGTTTGATCCGCCGCTCCAATTACGAACATGCGATCACTAGATGCAGCGGCTTTTACCTTAGTGGCTGCTTTTAGATTAGCGCTAGTGTATTCTGCACAATACACAATCGCTACACCTTTCAAATCTGCCAGAAGATCAAGACCTTTACCAGTACCAAAGTAATCTGAATCGGCAATAGAGCCATCAGTGCCAGCAACGGAAGTATACCCTGCTACCGTCTGACCAAGAAAAGTAAATCCATCAATATCAGCTCCGTCAGTACTAGCAATTGAATTGCTAGGACGAGTAGCATTGAGTTTAACTACGTCCACCGGACGTGCTTCATCAGTACCGATTTTTGCGACTAGGTTGTCTGTAGTGACTACATCTATATTTTCGTACTTCCATACCTTGCCGGTAATAGTGTCTTTGATCTCTAAATTGAACTCATTAGCTACGCCAGAAGTAGCGGCACTGACGCGCCATTTTAGTAAATTACCCCAGGAGCCGACGCTAGACGCGTCGATCCGAATTGTAGAGGTGCCAGCTCCGCCGGACGCGGACTCCAAGGTAAAACTTGCTTTTACGGCTGCGGCTGCGAACACTCGTGCAACGTAAAGTTGCCCTGAAAGAAAATTTTTATTTAGAGCCGAAGTCCAAACCTTATTGATATTTACACCAGAGAGGTAACCTCCACCGAAAACATCAATAAAGCGTTGCTCACTAGTAATGAGTACTGGAACGCCCGTAGGGCCCTTCAGTGTCGCGCCGAAAACGCCTACGGCATTAAGACTCACCTCGCCTACAGAGGCAGGTGGATTCGTTTCTTTGATGTAGACTCCCTCAAGTTGAGAGATATCCGCATCATTGGTGGTGACTAGAGGAGCAGTCATGTGCTTTACCTCAAAGTAGAATCGCTATTTTCGCAGCCATAAGCGCTTGCTGCTAAGCGTTCGCACCGAAGTAGGCACGTGCTCCAAAAAAGGAGTTAACCAGACAGTAGGGGAGATTTTCTCTCCTTGCAACTAACTCAAAAAACCCATAAACACTACACTCCCTTTAGTTATACTGATAGACGCTGTTGAAGTAGTATTTTGTAAATACACTTCCATATAGTCTCCTGGGGAGGCAACACAAGAGCAGCAAGAAGTGATTGTCTGTAGATCGCCAGAGGTACCTACTTTAGTGTCAAGTATAGTGCCGCTAGCCAATATCCCGTTCTTAAAAAGAGACGCACTCAATACTTGATTATTGCTACTAGCGGATAAAGTCAAAGATAACACCACAAAGCCTACACAATTAGTAGCTCCTGAGTATTCCATTTTATTATTGGAGGGCATTGAGAGTCGATAAGAGTTACCAAGAGAGGTTAAATTACTGGCTTTAGTCCAAACAGATGGAGCTGAAATAGTAGTGCTTCCAGACAATAAAGTCATAAAACCTCTTGAAGGGACAGCGCTCTCCACAAAATCTCTTATATTCTCTGGAGTTATTAATCTAGCCTGATTATCTAAAAAAAGAGCATCTAGATCAATCTGATTACGTTGTCTACCCATATTTATGATCCAAATCCGTTTGAGAAACCGTTTGAAAACCCTGAAGCCTCAGAGGTTCCGTCTTCCGCAATTAAAGAGAATTCTAGACCAGAAGGAATAACTTCTAATGCCGTTTCAAGCGACTCAATATTATTTGCATCAAGAGTTATCAACACAGGCAAATCTACTGATACCTCAAGAAAACTATATCGCTTAGATTCAAAAGCGAACTCGTCGCTCCAATCCTCCGAGCCCAGGCGGACCCGTAATTCCGCAGAGTACAAAGAGGCATACCCATTAACAGTTAGATTTGGCGTATTTACAAAGATCGTGCCGGGAGCCCACTCTGTTGACATAAACATGTCTATAAGCTTTTGCTCGTACTTCCCGCGCTCCTCCTTACCGACGGCAAAAAGTTGAATGGTAAACAAGCCAGAGAACGAGCCTACATCGACTACTACCTTTCCGTCATCAGGATCTGCTGAATAAACTTCATCGGCTTGAGCTGGTTCAAAACTAAATTCATCAGGTAACACCTTGACTGCTAGACAAGGAGCCATTTTACCGGGATCCTCCACTTCCGAGGATACTTTACCAGCAAGCTCGGGGATCTTAGAGACAATGTACTCTACTAAAGAATCTGCACAAACGCGCTTGATATTAATATTAGCCATCGCCAGACCCTTCCTGAACCCGCCGATTAAAGAACTTAGATAGATATCTCTTTACCTCTGCATCCATGAGACTAGCAAGAGTACCTAAGTTCTTCATTACAAATCGTTGGCCCTTCATGCCTATGCGCTCAAACTTCTTCGCGATCGCGTAGGCAATACTCTGTGCTTCTTGCTCCAATTGCTGCTTAGAGAAGCGCTTCTTGCGCTTGCTCTTGATCAGGCTCTCACCTTTGGCTTGCCGATGTTTTTTATCCCAACCTCGCGCCCACGTGATCTTCGTTTGTGCGCCAGTAGGCATCATTTCGCCGGATTGGAGCTTGCGCATAGCCCAGCCTTTCAGGGCCTGAATTCCTTCTTGAGAGATTTTGAAAGGTTTCGAGCCTCGCTCTACTATACCGGCGTAAGGCTGATCGTTCGTAAGCTCGACGGTTTGGATCGAAATTAGCCGTAAAATTTTCCAGGCATTGCGCAAAATGCCTCGATCTACGGGTGACTGTTCTACCAGAAAAGCCTTGCCTCTCTGAGCGGCTGAAAACATCGCTTGAAAAACAGCCTTAGGGACACCCTTAGCGTCCGCACGAAGCCTTGCGCCAAGCTGAGCTTCTGTCATGCGAACGGAATCAACCATTACTTACTCACACACTGTATAAGGCTTAAACTCCAATACCCACTGGATATTTCCTCGGTCGACCCAAGGGATATTACTCAAGATCCAATAAGTAGTATCAGCTCCTTGGCCGTTTCGCTCTACTAACTTGTAAAAACACTCTTGGCCCGCTACTAGTGGATGACCTTGTAAGAAATTTTCTTGATAAGTTAAAGACACTTCTGACGCTGTCATCTTTCGCTGGTCTTCTAATCCATGAGGTTGTAGCTCAAGTTCACCAGAAAACTTGATCATCGGAGTAGGATAAATCTTAGTAATGACATCTGTAGAAGTACCGGAATTAAGATCTCCTCCACTCCACGTACGAAGCACGCGATACAAATCATGCGCGGGCAAACCAAATTTATCGGCTGCTTTTTGCCTAAGCAGATCGACTTTGCTAGTAAGCTTATCAATCAAATTAGGCATTACAACTGTACTCCTGTCATAGAAGCGCCGTAGTAATTATGTTTGATAGGTACTTGCAAAATGGAGGCGATAGCTTCTACTAATCGTCTGCCTTCTGATTTGAAGTGACTAATACCTTGATCGCTATCAAGGTGAATAGTACTAACAGCAGTAACACCGGCAGTATCTAATGCTTCCGTGATCTTTGTATCGATCGCTGTAAGTGCAGCGAGAATAGACTGAATGCGCGAAGTTTCAGAAGGTAAAGTATTCTCTACCGCCTCCATCGCATTTTCCAGGCGCGTCTCAAACTGCCAAAAGCGGGCCCCCCACCCTAGCAACATCCGAATCCGCGTCTTCTCCTCTGAGGTGAAGGCCAAGGCTACCCCCTACTTAGTCGCGGTCGGAGTCGCTGGCGCGCTCTGAGGCGAAACGGGAGCCTTCTGAGCAGCTTCCCTGAGAGCCCTAACACCAGGCGCTTCTTGCACCTCACGTTTTGCTACGCTAACGATCTTAGAAACAGGAATAGGCGCAGGAGGTACTTTGAGCCAAGCCTCTAGATCTTCCTTATTCTTCGGTTGAAGCTGAGGAGCCACTTGTTCTATCGGACTCTTGCCGCGCTGGCCATTATCCATACGATACGGAGCAGCTAGCGAGAGGGGGATCTCCACGTCCTTACCTGGCTCGACAGAATCGATCCCGAGCGCGCTCAAATTGATTATGTGTTTCGTAGGATTCGTAAATACCATCACTTCAGGCTTAAAAGTCGACATGAGGGAATCTTTCTCTTTTAGGGGTCTAGTTCAAAAGAAAGCCAAGATCTCTAGAATGCGAAGACCCCCACGAAGACACATCTAGAGACCTTGGCCAAAGAGGGCAAACTTAGATCGGCCGAGAAATCTCGGCTGTCACTACAACCGTAGCAGCCGTAGCGCCCGAGAGACGCGCGCGGACAGCATTAGCCGGACCGTTAATCGTCTTGGAACCGTTAGCAGTCAAAGTAGCGCCGGCAACATCAACCCACACAGGGGCAGCGGCTTGTGGATCTGCGCATACCTGTACAGTGATAGTACCGCTGTCGAATGTACCCGTAGCCGTAATTACGGCTTTAGTAGCATCCTTCATACTAACGCCGGTCGAATTACCAGAAGCTCCGGTAATGGTACCAAGAGCATGAGTAGTATTACGTACCTTCTTGTCTACCGCATCCACATTTGCGCTAGTGGCGAGACCGCTTTGAAGCTCTGAAACTGCATCAGCAGCAATAGCAGCCGCGGCAATCGAATCCGTGGCAAACTTTGCGGCGGTTAGCGATCCGTCCGTAAGGGCTACCGTTGCCACATTGTGATCGAAGAGAGTAATTTGATGCGAAACATGTAGAGCATCTACTCCGGCTTCACCCGAGATCTCACACGCTAGAACACCAAGCGTATCGAGATCCGCCACAGCGAAAACCATCGTATACCAGCCCAGGGCAAGCTCAGTAACAGTCCCGGCTGCATTAGCGAATGCGGCTCCGTTCTTAGAGATTCGGAAATCCGCGCCCGAGATAGTCTTTCCAGTTGCAGGAGTACCATCCGCAGAATTGGACAGATAAAAAAGCCAAGTCCGTTGAGCGGCTGTAGCTTCCGATTGAGTAAATTTCATCGAATTGCCGCAAGATACAATATTGGGAGACGCAGCCATTTGAACTAGCCTTTCAGCAGAAAAGAAGAAATAACTAATCTAGTCAGCAAGGAATACGTAGCAGATACATACCCCTTACTAGCCTATTAGCTATTAGGCGAGATCGCCTAACGTACCTAGAGCGTTGCAGCGCTCTACTTGGATCTGAGGATACAGAATCATCTGGATCGGATAGAGATCTCCGACTACAGCCAGAGGATTCAAACGTGCCCGGAAGGGACAAGCGCCAGACTGTAGCTGCTCCTCGGGCATCGCCTGAAGTTGTACCATACGAGGAGAACGATTCGCCTCAGTAGGCATATCGTCTAGCGCCCGCAGCTTCACGTAGTGGGTATTGAGCCAAGACATGTAGCCCGCAGGGTGATTGACGCTTGCGATGATAGGAATACCATCAAACTCAAGAGCCTTATACCCTCCATCTAGAACGATTTTTTGACCGCGAATGGTTACCTCTTGCACATAACGCCGATTATCCCCAAAGAGCTTACCATATGCTTCGTGCTGGCTAGAATCGCACATGATAAGATCCGGCATTTCGCCACAAGCATCGTAGATCTGCTTACGCATAGCGCGCATTAGATCCATCGTGAGTGGACGAGCTACGCCGCCATTGAGATTCACGTTTGCCTTCCACTCCGTGTAAGTGGCGCGATTTACGTTAGCATACGTCCCTGCGTTAGACAGAGGCGCGCCCGAGGTAAGAGTAGAGCCTCCATAAAGACCTAACATCCGATTGCCAGTACCGGGGCCTGTCCAGAAATCACGACCTAGATTCTTCGCTAGACGAGTGATCGCGCCCATAGATTTATGTACCCACAGGTCTTGAAGTTCGGACGGGCCAGCCTTACCTGCACTACCGCGCGCAGAAGCCATAGCCTTACCAGTTACCGCGATCGACTCGCTATAATCGCACCAATTCAGCGTAGCCGGTACGATGTCGTCATCCCCGTAAGTCGAAACCGTTGCACCCTCATTGAGTGCCGAGTTGGACGATTCCGATGCATTCCGAAACTCCACATCCCATACAAGATTCTTGGCGTTGCCAGCCTTGTAAGGAATAAGTTGAAGTTCAGGAGCGGAGCGATTCATCTGCGGAATCACCTGATCCTGCATCAGGGTAGGGAGCGCGTTCGAGATTGCGCCAAGATCTACAGTAGGCCAAGCCATAAAATCTCCAGTACACTTACACTTGTTTTGCTTCCGATCTAAAAGCGTGGGGAAGCCTATTCACGTGCGAAGTCTGGAGACTTCGTGCGGCTCAAAGCCGTTGATGGATTGACGCTAATAGGGAATCTCTCTCTTAGCAACAAAAATTTAGGGCCAGGAGATTACGGCTCCTGGCCCTATACTTGAAAAGTTTTTCACTTTTCTACCGAATTGCCCTCGGTAGGGAATTACGCTTCTTCAGAGCCAGGTAGTGGCGGAAGACCTTGGAACGATCGATCAAAGTTGATCTGAGCAATCTCCTTTGGAGAAAGATTCTTCAGATCCTTAGCCGTAAACCGAGTATTGCCAATACCGATACCTTGCCCAGATCCGCCTTGCCCAGAGCCTCCGGCATCTACAGCGGGAACAAAGGATTTGCCGTCCTTCGCAATCCACTCCTTTAGTCCTGCTTTTGGATCAAAGAGAGTTTCGATCCCGTACTTATCGACACCCTTGAACCTGATCTTACCGTCCTCATCTCTCACCATGATCCCTTCTTCTTCTAAAATCACTAGCGCTGCCCGGTTCAGGCGAGGATCGGTACAACCAAATTCAGTTAAGAGAGAACCAAAAAGATTCCTCATTTCGGTTTTCTTGGCTTTCTCCGCCTCTTCCTCGCGCGCCTTTTCAGCGGCCTTACGCGCATCTTTCTCCTCGGCTAATTGCTTCTCTAGACGAGAGAGTTTCTTTGCAGTCTTATCCGTTTCAAGCTTTTTACCTTCACCCTCTCCACCTTCACCCTCTCCACCTTCACCCTCTCCATCATCTTCATCTTTCTTCACAGGAGTAGAGATCTTCTCAATCAATCCCTTCAGAGCTGCAAGCTCGCCTAATACGCCTTTAATCTCTCGCTTAACCCGCGAGGTAACGATCGCGTTTAGACGTCGATTCTCTTCTTGAGGATCAGTACCTTCACCTTCTCCCGCTCCTTCACCCCCTCCTTCACCATCCCTGCCTTCAATATCATCATCATCTTCTAGAGGTTTCGATTGTGGCTTCTTGCCGGGGGTCTTTGTCTTTGACATGTCCATAGCAATGCCAGAGAAAGAATTTTGATGCAACTTAGACGAAAGACGAATTATTTAGAAGCATATCGTAGAAGGCATCGCCTAGAAGGTCGCACACCTCTTCTACTTGTTCGCGTGTCAAGTCCTGAAGACACGTATCGCGCTGCTTATCCCGAAGATAGACGTGAGTCATCTCGTGGAATAGCGTTTGCTTCATGTTGTGGATTGACTGCTCCGGGTTAATGAGGATAACGCGCTCATTGTAAAACACCATTCCGCGGAGAGCAGTCTTGGCGATCGGCTTCTCGTAGAGCTTAGTGTGATAATGCACCTGAAACACTTGGCCTAAAACTCGCACAGTAATAGGCATTCCCTTAGGACAACTCCAGCGCTCTCCGTTGAGAGTAAATACGCTGTATGTACTACCCTCAATTACCACTTGCTTATATTTAGCCATGTTGCTCATCCTTAGATGATACCCAAATCCGGGAGGGGAAGGTCTTTCCTCGCTTGGAATCCACTAGAAAAAAAGCTTGAGAAGGATCTTCATATCTAGCTCCAATTGAAAGAGCATACGGATTGAAACCAATCAGTGACGAATTCACCACTAGCGACTCTTGATCATGGTACTGATGAAAATGTCCCATACACGTGAGATCAGCGCGACGTACTGTGTCCCATCTTTGGATCGCTTTGTTGATCGGAATTAGAATGCCTCCAACTCCTCCGCCGTACTTAGCGTCATCTCCATGATGAAAACGGATCACTTTATTGTAGACTTCTACATACGTCTGTGCTCCCTGAGGAAGAGCAAACTCAACTCGTTTCTCATTCTGAAACTCGCGAGCTAGAAAGTGATAGAGAAGCCACTCAATCGAATTGGCCTCTCTAGTACTTGGGCGCGTTTTTTTAGTAAGCCGTCCGTGATTCCCGCTATTGCAGACCACCTTGAGAGTCTGTGTATCTGTATGAGCTAGGATATAACGAATACCCTCCACTACCCAGCTATGGAGGGAGGCGATTGCATTTACTGGGGAGCACTGATTAAGCTCTTCGTTCTCTTCGTGAAGGTATCCGGTGATTAGATCCCCTCCAAGCCACAAAATCCCATCTCGAAGTTTGAATTTTTCTTTGTGGTAGTTGATTAGCCAGACAACGCCTGCAAAATAACGCTCTACTCGATGGCGCGCGATAGCTAGATTGTAGCTGTTAACTCCATTGACCTTACCCGACTCCACCGTTTCTTCAATGTGCCAATCCGACGCTAACGCTACCCAGGTAGCTTCGCGCTGTCCGCTCTTAGTTTCTCGGGGGCAAATCGGCTTAACTAGCTCTTTGGCTGCTTGAACCTTGATAGCGGTATCTAATTCAAAAGTACGTCTTTCTAGAGCTTTTATCGCTTCACTGAGTTTAGATCGTAGAGATAGATTCTCTTGTTTTAACTTTCGTTGAGCTAAATCACTAGCTAAATCGATAGTCTTTGTCATTATTTTCTCTTCTCATTTCCGCTGATTCTATGTGGAACTTCAGTTATCCCTTTAGGTTTTTTGTGCTTAACAGTCTCACGTACAAAATCGTCCTTGACTTTCGCTTTAACCTCATTCCACTCCTTGCGCCATACAACCACGGCACATCTGCATCGGGGATGCAAAGGGGGATGTTGAATTCCTGAAGAAAAAGATTTGTCGAGAGGAACCGTTTGATCATCGTAATCACGACACCAAAGACATAGCCTTTTATCGACGGCTGCGTCCCAGCGCTTAAAATAACCAGGGTCCTCGTCTTCTAGTTCGTCCATACCTACTAGAGCGAAAGAGTTATATGCGTTTACTGTTTCTGTAACTACCAGCCGCTCGGCATAGTATCGATAGCGACGAAATAATCCCTCAGTAATCAATTCTGCTTTGGCACCCGGCTCACCAGGTAAGCCTCTTATCCATACAATGCCTTTTGGACCACCGAGCTTAGCTAATCGAGTAGTCAATTGGTCTACTGTTTCACCCTTGACAACCCCGATGGCTAACTGTTTGCGGATGTCTTCGCCGACATGACCAGCATATCTACTAGCAGAATTAGCGAAGCGCTTGAAGACTAATTTCTTACCCTCTGCTAGTACGTTTGCCGCTTCGATCGCTACCGGACGTGCGGCCCCCTCAAACATTGCAGAGAATTTGCCTACCTCTGAGATCAAGTGCTTAGTTGCCAATTCAGCAGCCATTAATCCTCCGTGCCGAAGAACGCTGGCAATGCCTTCTGCCACTGGCCCTCTAATGTGTTCTAGTGCGCTTCTTACTTGAATAAGAGCACTACGATACATTTGCGGAGTAAACCGATCAGCTCCCTTACCTAGAAAACTCCATTGAGCTAGATCGCGCGTTAACTCCAGTTCTGCCGCGTCTAGTACTTCTGCTAAACGCGTCAAGCCTACAGTACTGAGTTTACTTACCTCGTAATTGATGTATTCCAAGTAATCAGTTACAGGATTAGACATTATTTCTTAGACTTCTTCTTAGAAGATTTCTTAGATGGAAAAGATTTCACTTTCGTTCCCTGAGGATCTTTACTAGTCGCATCGGCTACCGCAGCGTTCGCTTCGTGTTGTAAAAGCTTAGCTTCCGCTTCTGCGGCAAACTGGTCTTGAGTCACATTGGATTCAAGTTCTTTCTTGATCTCACTCAAGTCGTCCTCTGTAACATCTGCTCCTAGCGCAAGTTTAGCAATCTTGTACTTCCACAAAGCATTAAACGTAGCACTCTCAATACCAACTGAGGCAAGGCCGACGGCATCAGTAACTAGTTGAGACAGCGTTACATCGTCGAAACTATCCATGCCATTTGCAGCAAAACGATAATTATCTTTTCTTCCTGTAGAGATAGTAAGTAACAGATCTTCTAGATGCTCGCGAACGTAGGTACCTAATGCACGTAGAATAATAGATGCTGAGGCTTGATCAATTGCTTTAGATTCACCAGAGCGCTGTAGAGCCGCGCCAGAATTATCTACGCTTTGAGCCATCGAGTGTAGAACTCGATGCATTTCATCGCGAAGAACATTGAGATCCTGCCCCGCTACAGTGTACGGAGCTACATCGGGAGAGAAATACTCTAACCTATCGTTTTCTGCGAATACTCGAAGAAAGCCTTGGCCATGTTGCTGAGCTACTCGCCCGGCATCCTCACTCACCGGGGCCTTAGGGTCGGGATTTTGTACGTATAGCACTGGTACCGGAAACAGAGCCTTTAGTTGGCCCCAGGAGAGCGCGTTGCGTTGGTTCAGGTGGGCGCGAGCCATTGCTTCGAGTTTGCCCATGGCCCATAGACCCTCCGGCAATTTCATCCGGCGCACTGGAACGCGCTGAAAGCTGTGGTTACCTTGGTCTACTAACTTAACCTCGTCTGTATCTGTTGGACCATTAGGCTTCTTTTTCTTGTCATAAGTAATCTCATAGATCGCCCAATCAGTTTCGCGATAATACCTCCATCGGAGAGTAATCATATTCCTCTCCTGATCGATGCTTTCACGCTTGACAATGAGATCTTGAATCAATACCCACGATAGTTCTCCGTCCTCTCGTTCTTCCCAATCGATTACGCACTCGGGGTCAAGCTGACAAATATACGCATTAAGCCCGCCGGCCTTCTCTTGCTCGGCTCGATTAGGATATCCGCCTACTGGCGCTTTGGGCATATCAACTAAGGCCCAGGCTGTTTGACATTTCAGGGCTGTAGAAATCTGATCGCGAGCTAACTGATTCAGGCTTTGCTTCTTGCCTCCTACCTTGGAGCAATTTTTTACTAGATCACGATAGTAAGGAGGAAGATCTTTTTCGACTTCTTCGACCCCTTCTACTCCTCCATCAGCAGCACTACTAGTGGTCTCTTCAAGCTCGAAGGTTAGAGGCTTGCTAATAAGTTGAGCAATCAAAGCATCAATAATCGAGCCAGGATAAGGAATGTAGAAGGCGCGCTTCAATCTTTCCTGATATACCTCTTCCATCTCTCTAGCGTGCATAGGCATTACTAGCTTTAGCAGAGGGATATTGTTAAGTAGTGCGGGCCCGCCAGCATACAGAGCTTTACACTTCTGCCAAAATTCTAGCATGTAAGATTCATGCCGAGTTTTCAATACTTTATATTTAACGGTAGGAGGAAAAGCTGGGGAAGCCATAAGCTATCATGGAGCACGGAATGAAGCGCGCTGCAAATGAAATTGTATCTTGCCTAACTTTGCTGTCGGATAGAGTCTCTTCAGGACGCCCCCTTTAAAATCGAGCAATCCCGCTCGAAAAGGCTCCTAAAGAAAAGGCTATCTATGAAGAAACTGATTTTGTGCTTAGCTCTCTACCTCTATGCGTGTTCTCCCAATTATGAGGAGATTTCTAGTGCTATCGAAGGATGTACTGAAACCTTCACTTATGAAGTGGATGCCGCTATGGCACGTACGGCAGACGGGTATAGTTCTAGACCTACGTACAACGGATATAACTGGCACATGAATTCCACGCAACCACTAAGATACCCGTTTCAAATGCAGATCGGAGATAAAATTCTCGGTTGGCGTCTAGCATGGTATAATTATGGTACAGCTACACTAACAGGGCAGCTTCAACGAGCTTCCGCATATTTCTACAATAACGGAGTATATTATGCAAATATTGGTCCGCCGGCGGTCTTGACTACTAACGGATATTACATGGAGGTATCTGGACTCAATGAGGACGTGCTTAGTCTGTCCAGCTACTCTCTATATGTAACAAGCACTGGTCAGAGCGGTAATTACGCTTACAATGCAGAGATTCTTATCTCTCGCAACGTGCAATGCCTATAGTGTAGTACATAACTAGACGAAGGGCCCGTAGAGATACGGACCCTTCGTATTTCAGCCGAAAGGCAATCCAGATGGTATTGCCTTTGAGGGGTTGTTGACGATAGTAGGCACGAGCATTTGGGCAGCATTGTAGGTATGAGCTAGTGCGTCCACCTGATCATCCTTAGCATCCTTGACCCCAGTAAATTTCTCTACCTCGTTAAGGAAGTCCTGTAACCAGTCTGCACTCTGAGGTACACGGATCCTGCCTCCAAGAGGATCGTTCCAGGCCGCTGCTACGGGTAGAGCACGAGTAAATTTATCTCCGAGGGCAGGTGCTTCGATGATGTGCAATCTCTTATCGAGATTGCGCAACATCTGTGGAACAGCCTTAAATCCTGCTACTGCTTCTACTGCGATCGGTGCACCCCATTTCACGGCTAGATCACGAAGCCGACACACAAACTCAGGGATAGTGACTTGGGCTCGATACACTTCAAGAATATCCCCGCGAAAGTCTAGCGTATTGAATTCTCCGCTCACAGCCATGACTACGGCGCAGGAGTAATCAGCGCTGGTCTTCTCGGTAGCGGCCGGGTCTGCTCCGATGATGATCTTGTAGGGCTTGTCCGAACGTACAATCATCGGCAGATCATACCGAGTAGCCGCTCCAAACATACGCCCACCCTTTGGGCGAGGTAATCCTTGATAGAGAGAAGCCCAATCGTATTCGCCTACCAATCGGCGCTTCTTGGCTAGCTCTGCAAGAGTCCAACGCGAGGGCCAGAGAGGGCGCTGAATGAGTTGTCCGGTAAGAGGATCCTGCGATTCATAGATCGCAGGCATATGGATGCCGATCCAATCAGGAAACTCATCTTGAATACGTCCAATCAGATCATCATCGTGCCACCGAGTAGCGTTGACCAGAATAGAGCCTCCTGGCTCTACACGAGTCATCGCAGTTGACGTCAACCAATCCCAATGCTTTTGTCTGATGATCGCGGATTCTGCTTCTTCTCGATTTTTGAGCGCATCGTCGATAATGAGCCAGTGACAGCCTCTACCAGTAAGAGGGCCTCCAACACCTGTAGCAATAACTCTTCCTCCTGCTTCAGTCCACCACTCTTTTACTCCGCTGGCTCCATGCTTAATCTTGACTCCGCACTGCTCGGCTAGCTCTCGCATTTTGCGAGACTTCGAGTAGGCAAGATCTGCGGTGTGAGTAACGTACGCGATCTCGGCAGTAGGATCCTGCATCAATCTATGCACTACACTATGCAGAATGCTCTCTGTCTTCGAGTGACGAGGAGGAACAGAGCACCAAGCGTATACAGGCTCGAACTGCATACGAGCGATGACCTCTAGAAGCCTTCGCAGATGTCGAGGCTTCTCGTACTTTGGAGACATGAGAGGGATCCAGTCAAGGATCGAGTCCGCTCCGGCTAGTGCTTCTAGAGAGCGCCACGCATCAAGCTCTCGAGAGCTTAGAGGGGCGCTGCTAACAAATTTCTTTACAGCCTTCTTCCGTGCCACGGAGATATTTCCTCCTGGCAGGGAAAAAATCTCAACATTCCGTTAAAGTTATTTTTCTCATTCGATGGAGTTGACTTTTATGCGTAATTAGTGTACCGCAATATCCACACTGTATTCCTCCATACGTCGCTTGCACTGGTTCAGGTTCAGCGAGACAGCAAGTGGTAATAAACCCTATCGGCAAAACGAACAGAAGCCATTCTTTCTTGTCGAAAGGCCATATATCTAAAATGCAATCGACTCCACTGAGTACTTCTTTAGTCATACAGACTCGCATGCAAACTCGGCAAAATAATCAAGTGCGTGATCTATATCGTGAAACTTGCGCGATGCCTTCAGTTTCTCTTTATTCATGTAGGTCTCACCCTTACGCGAATGTAGCGCTCCCCTCATCAGGACTACATAATAAACTAGTTCATCCTTTTTCCAGGCTCCGAACGAGCTTGACACTAGGAGAGCTTGACACTCAAAAGCCTCAAGCTCTGAAGAGAGCTTTTTTACTCCCGCTTCCTTGACATCGATAACTGTTACTTCTACAATGGGATTTTCCATCCGATCACACTTTCGAGCAAAAATCAATAGCCTTCATACATTTCTTGCAAACTACAATGTGTCCTGTATCGGACCATAAAACTTGAGCCTTACAGCAAGGGCTAGGTCGATTGGGTTGGTAAGTAATCCACTCAAAATAGGTGAGAGGAGTTATGTTTGTTAGCGAATCGTGAGAACCCGCCTTCATTACCTGGCGTAGTTGAGGAGCAGTTGTGTTTACTACACTGTACTGTCCCCCGTTAGTATAGTATTCAGGAATACTAAGCCAACTACTGGGTTCTACAAACTCTATCAACTTCTTGTTATCATCATACAATCCCATCTGGGCTACATTTACCCAATGAGTGGTGGGATTATAATACATGACGTGGTAAGGGCGTAAATTCTGCTTAGCTAACTCCATAGGATCTCCGAAGGCGACATGAGCTGTACAAATAGCAAGTTGAGCATACTTACTAGATTTGATTTTCCATAGCTCGACACCCTCTAGAAAAACAGACTCGTAGAGAGGATTTTTCCTACCGTGAAAATAAAGTCGAGGCGCTAGATATTCGGCACAACCTTGCAGAGCGTAATCAAGCTCAAATTCATACCTATACTTATATTCCATTTGTTTGTGGGCTTTCATGTGTCGAAGAAGAGGCATATCAAACAGCCTTATTTCACTGGGGGGCTGACCGAGATCAAATACCCTCTTTCACTAATCATCTGGCCCCTTGTTCAGCTCTTTTAAATCAATCCCCGCCTCCTCTGCGGCCTTCTTGACATTCTTACTCTTCATGAGGGCCTTAATTCGCTCTCGAATAGTTGTGTTTTCAGGCGATCCTTGCTGTTCAGGGGTCGATCCAGCATTTCCTTTTTCTGTCAACACCCCTGAGATCTGCGCGAGAGCTTTAAATTGATTGACTGCCGGACCGAATTGTGCGGCCTGACGACAATCCTGAAGTAGCTGAAAGCCCATCTCAAGATATTTGGCTTTGGCACTTGCAATTGTCTCTTCGTCGATCTCACTGAAGCGCTCAAGTATCTCCTTGAGATCTGCCCGAGCTACTTTTTCACTGACACCAGGAAAAAATTTCATCATGTCAAGAATAATCTGGGGATTAGATTTTCCCTTGGCGATCTCCTGGGCAACCCAGGCGAGCCTTTTATTGCGGTTGGCGCTCATAAATACTCTGTAGTTTTAGTTATCCAGTGGTAGCATACTGTACTAGCATACAAGGAGTTTAAACATTTATGGCCATGAAACCCTCCAACGCCGAAAAACACTTGTTCCCTAGTAGGTTCAAGCTTTCCTCGCTCAATTAAGCCTTCTTTTTCTGCATCGGCCAACAAAACCTCGGCTCGCCAGATCTTATCGATGCCCTCCAAAGCGAGAACGAGATCTTGTCCATGAAAGGACCCACGATTTATCAACTTGGCTAACTCCACGAAACCTTTACTATCTTCCATAAATAAAATTTTTTCTCTTTTTTGCTTGCTTCGCTTTCTCGAACTTGTTATAAATAAACCCATGAGAAACACGAAGACAGAAATCACGGGCCGTAATTATCTCTCTTGCACTGGCGCAAGTGGTCGTTTTGAGATGGGGGAGATCGTTAAGATCGAGGTGAATTATATCGGTGTAGAGGGGGAAGTTATCAGCGGAGTTCGCTACGCTCCCATTGAGCGCATCGCCAAGGGGCGCGAGGCAGGAATGTACGGAGAAACTGCGCTCGTTCAACTCTCGACGCAAGAAACTGGCACGATATTGATCGCCGCTCGCCTCATGGCGAAAGATGACCGAAAAATGTGGCCTCACTATTTGGCCAGCTAGGCCAGCTAGTTAACGAAAGACATCAAAAACGAGCGTTGAGCGTAGTTGGCGCTCAACGCTCATCTTTAATCTCCCTCAACTTCCGGGCCACTGTATCTTTCGGGACATCCTTACGATTGGCATACCCTTTGAGAGCAAACAACTTTCTAAGCTGTCCACCTAAAAAAGCCATTCTGTTATTTCGATCCCTGGATTCTGGGCGAGTTCGCAGTGCCCTCAATTCAAATTGGGCTTTCTGAATTGCGAGAGTGATCTCTTTTTTCGTGAAGCGAAACTGCTCTCGCGAGACCTTTTCTAGATGGGCGCGATCATTTTGTGCTCTGCGCAAGCAGCCGCACGATTTGACCCGGCCGGAAACGAGAGCGTTTTCGCTATAAAGCACTTGATTTCCACAATCACATGTGCATTCCCTCAGTCCACCCTGGGTTACATATCCTGTAGGAGTGGTCAAGTATAGAGGGTGATTAATCACATCTAGAATTACAGGGCCCACGGTCAAAAAATGGTATTTTGTGCCCTCAGAAATGCTAATTACCTCTTTCCGCATAGTTACGACCTTACAACGAGAGGGCCTGTTTAGCAACTTTGATTTGTCTAAACATTTCAATTATTTGGCTCTGGTCATAACGATTTCAAGAAGATTCACGGTCTTTACCAGACCCCTCTGTGAAAGCATAAAACCCAGGGGGCGCGCCTAGTTGACTTACTAAACAGATCCCGTTTCACATACCCCCGTCAAATCACAAGGGTCTCTCCCTAAGTAACACTTGATTCCTTGTTTATGTTTAATTGGATCTGTTTATATTAGTATGTTTAATTACACTTATTAAACAACTATTTTAGAAGATTTTTTCGAGTCTCTAAAAAAATATGTGAAATCCGTGAAAACGTGCCGTTTCGCTGGGTTATACCGTGAAATGCTCTGTGAATCCTCTGGTAGACACCAGGCGATTTTAGCCCTTGACAATCGATAGAATCATAGCTACTATGCCTCAAATCGCCTAGATCTAAGGAGAAACTAAGAATTGGGAATTATCGATCTGACATATAGAGGCAAAGGCTTGGAGCAAATCTCTAGAGGAGACTCATGCTCTGGCTTGACAAAAAAAGGACAGCTAATAATCGGAATTTTCGTCCAAGCAGCCGAACCAGGTTTCTGTTACATCCGCGGAGTAGCGGCAGAAAACGGACTAGCTTCGCCGTTTAAACCGGCCCAAATCTTCAAAATCACGAGAAAATCGCTTCGCAAAAAATAAATTATTTTTTCTATTGCTTTCTTTTCGTAGACTTGTTAAGCTTCTAACGCATGATAAAGCGTACCAGCTACGGCTCCAATATAGAAACACATCTACTTATGATTCTGTTTACGGATCGGGCCCGCCGCCCAGCAGCCTGGGCACTAAGAGTTCTTCACAGAATGCCTCATTATGTACGCGCCTTGGATGATGTTGCTCAAGGCGTTTTTTAATGGGGATAGAAAAACTCTATCTCTGTCAGATCTCCTCTGACACTAAAGGCAATTGTACGATTCGCACCCCTAACGGGTCTGTAATCGTATGTCAGGAAAGAACAGGAGGTTGCAGTTTCGCGCGTCAGATCATGCAGGTAATGTCCGTAAATTGGACGGACAATGGCTTCCGTCGCGGGATGTACCGCGCCTCGTGTCAGTTGACCGGCGATCAACTTGACATGATGGTCAAACTCGGTGAAGCTGATCATTCGGGCTACTACTCTGAAGAAGTAATTGCATTTGTGCGAAAACACCTCTCTGAAAACGCAGAGAGGTGTTTGAGGTATCGAAATCAGTATCTGTAGAAAGGTAAAGGAAAAGAATGCGAGAATTCATGAGGATGATTGTTTTGTTGTTTGTGCTGTCCCTTTTCAACTCCTCTGCTTTCGCGGAGGAACACGACCCTGGAGAAGCATCGATGCTGCCCGCAAATGGCTGCGGCTGCATGCTCGGGAAAATGTGCTGTCGCCTGACGGATATTTGGGGTAACGAGTACATTCAGTGTTATCCCGGTACGGAATCCCAGTGTCGATTCCCTGGAGATTGTGATCCTGCGGAGCGTAATTGTTGGCCCTTTCCTCTCCCTCCTTGGCTCCTTGAGCCTCGATTAGAGGCTTCGAGCATCAACTCCGTCGAGGAGTCCATGATTAGCTCGACGTGCGCGTGTTATCCTGACGGGCCCGATGGCCCGGGGGAAATGTGCTGTATCTTCTATTTCCCGGAGCCCATAGGTCCTACAGCGGTATGCGATCGCTCCTCGTGCGGGTCCTGGCCTCGTGTCGCTCCTACTGAAGAATCCATGATTAACATGACTTGTTCTTCTTACCCAGAAGACAATCCCGTTAATCCTGGACAAACGTGTTGCATTGTCTATTTCCCGGAACCGATGGGGCCCATCGCGGTTTGCGATCGTCTTACGACTACTACACTGAGCGCTTCTGCTTCTGCTTCTGCTTCAGGATCGGGAATCGAGGTATCTTCTCTATCCAATTGGGAAGCAGCTACCGATTTAGCTTGGTCCTATTGTGTTGCTCGTGACGATTACTCGATTGCATGTCACGATATCATGTACACGAAGCTAATCGCCGACGCTAATCCGCGTCTATGTCATGTGGACGTCACTCCTTGGGGTGACACGATGGCTTTGTTCAACGATCGGCTGATCGCCGTCTATGATGGCGCCGATCTCAACGAGCAAGATACGTGGTTAGCGCAAGGGGCCACGGAAGAATCGGATATCTGTTACGAGCCGGGGATGGAGGGCATGATCAATCTTCCAAATATGCTGTGCGGCTGCACTTTCGGGTGGTATTGCTGTACTTGGATGACTGAGGACGGGCCTCGACATTATTGTGTCGGGATTACGCCTGAGTGCTCCCAGGTAGGGGAAACTCCAGCCCCGGATAATGGTGACGATGCGCCAAGCTGGCCCCGTTTAACCGTTGATGGCAGCGCATGCATTGTAGTTGAAAAGCAGTGGAAATGTGAGGAGCCTTATCAGCCTATTGTCGATAAGCTCGATCCTTCCGCAGAGTCCCCTTTGTGGACAGGATGTCAGACAAACGACAATGGGATCAGGACGTGCTGCGTTGGGACCGGAGAAGGCCCCAAGCCTGACTCTCATGTGTGCTGTCAAAAATCCGTTCCGGGTACGACCGGCGACGTGAAGTGCGGTTCGTTTGCCGCTGTCGGCTGGTAGCTGGTAACTAGGGTCAACTGTCTCCACTTGCTAGGGTCAACTGTCTCCACTTGCTAGGGTCAACTGTCTCCACTAGGGACAGTTGACCCTTGTGGAGGTTTGTTTATTTCAGTATACTTAGCGTTCTGGTTTGTTGGCACAGAGCGTGTATACTAGGCTTGTCAAGCTCAGAAATAAATAATTTTCTGAGCTTGACAAGCTTACAAACAAGATCCAAGGTAGAACCATGATGACTCTCCAGATCGACGGAATCACCTACTATACCGCTACTGCATCGGACGGCTGGACCACCGGTCCGTGCCCGAGTGTGGCGATTTGCAGTGAGCGCCTCGCTGCGTACGAGGCGGGCGAGGAAGTCTCTGAGGCTGCACCGGAGCAATTCTCGCGCGCCCAGCTAGCGACGGCGCGCTACGAGATCCAGCGCAGACCGCGCACCGTGCTCATCGCGCAAATGGATCAGGCTATTCAGGACGCACTCCGCAACGGTCTACACTCCGACGCGTGGATCCGCGCCACGCGTCTACTCCTGGAGAATTCGCCGTATTTCACTGATCGGACGTGGCACGCCGGAGGCTACCGTGTGCGGAAGGGGCCGCATGGGCCCCTCGTGATCGAGAAGGTGAAGGCCAGTCTCAGCCGTGGCTAGAAGAAGAGGCTAATGGCCAAGAAACCTGAAAAGATCGATCTTCGAGGCTCAACCTCTCGAGCATCTAAGCTCAGAGGCGAGATTAAGAAGGCGACCAATCGCCTACTCCGTAGACTCGTGAAGCGTGATCCCGAAAACGCGCCCTCGCGCCCTCGGGACATCACGCGAGGATGGACGCTATAGTTTCATGCCTATCAAGTACATCCCGCATCCTGAGTTTCCTCTAGCCCATGCATGGCTAGATTTCTGGGATACATGGGATCAGAAAATGGACTATATGAGACTCCGGTGTCGCTTGGTTACACAAGTGGCACCGGAGTTTTTGTCGTCTAACACAGGCATGTTCGCTCTGAAAATTAAGCAGATCAGCGAGTTCATCGTGGAGACGCTCCGAGCAAGAAATTTTCTGGAGAGCAAATGAGTCTTCTTTCGGTAAAGCGAAAAGACGAGAATCACAAGTTATTTGCTGAGAGCACTCCAATGTCTCCAGAGGGTCAACTGGAATTGGATTGGTTAGGTCCAAAACCAGATATCTCTGTGTTTGATTTTATAGAGCTTGAGAGATTTGTAGCAAGTAAATACGTCTGTAAGAAGTGTTTTTGGTTTTGGAGAGGGCTCAAAGACCAAAGAACTCTACAGTGTGGTTGCGGTAATAAGAGTTTTTTAGTTGAGTCGGATTACTAGAATGCTTGACATAACTCCGTTCACAGAAGAAGAATATCGACGCTTTGCCCTCGATTATTCCTTCTGCGCGTGGTGTGGTTTTAGAGCTTGCACTCGGGATATAAAATGCCCTCTTTGCTCTGGATACCTAAGCGCAATGAATCCAGCACACCTAAGTTTCAACAACAATATCGGTGTAAAACAAAGGCGTAAGTACAATCTCTGGCTTAAAAGAGAAATACTCTCTTATCAGCTTGAGCGCGCTCCGTGCATGACTGAGATCCAACGCCAAGATCTGTTGACAAAACTCCAAAATCTAGGTCATGGCTGAGAAACCCCTATGACCTTCGGCGATACTCGCTTGCCTGATCGATTTTGGGAGAAAGTGATTCCAGAGCCTAACTCGGGGTGCTGGATCTGGCTTGCTGGCGTCGACAAGAAGGGCTATGGATTCTTCTGGTACAAAGGCAAGAAACGTTGGGCGCATAGGCTTGTCAAGCGTTTTCGACGCACAGCCCATCATACTTGTTTTACCACAAGCTGCGTTAATCCGGATCATTTAAAAGATGTGGCTCGATCTGTGAACTCGTCTTACGGCCATTCTCCCCACTCTAAATATTTGGCGCGGGAGGAGGAGAAAACACCTGAAGATGTCCCCTTCTGAATTCATTACTTCGCTCTTTCCTCAGATCCCGAAAGAGTGTGGTGACGTGTTTGTCACCTTGTGGAACCGACAGACCAAGGAATCGCATCATGTAGCTCCTCCGCACGCCAATCCGACCTCATTCGATAAACTCGTCCAAGAGCAATACGTGGCGCTTGGACGCGACGCCTATTTTGGGGTGTCTTTACGGCGCGCGAATTTGACCTCGATGCAGAGAGGACGAGTCCAGGATTGCAGGGGCCTCCCAGGGCTTTTCATGGACATCGATATTGACACTGGGCACGCAACGCATGCCGCGAAAGATCGCTTGCCGAGGACTGATGCTCAATGCGCAGAGATTCTAGAGGGCGCCCCAGAGCCCACGGGCATTGTCTCGTCAGGTCATGGATGGCATGTCTATTGGTTGTTTGACCAGGTTCACCCGATCAGCTACATCGAGGCCAACTCGATCAGCAATGCCAGTGAAGCGTTTCAGCGGAAGATCATCGCCCGGGCGAACGCTCTCGGGTATCATGTAGACATGACCGGCAATCTCGATCGTGTTCTGCGTTTGCCGGGAACGATCAACACGAAAGCCGGACTCAACGTTCCTGTCGATGCTCTCTTCTTCGACGGACCGCGCTACGCAAGTCTAAACACTTTGCTTGAAGCCGCTGGAGTAGATCAGAGAGCGAATCTTTCTAGCGGATCGTTTTCTCCGTCGAGGATTGAAAACGTAGATGCTTCTCTTCTCGACAAGCGAGAGGACAACGCGAAGATTCAGACCAGCGAATGGATCATCGATTCACTCTCGAAGTTGAGCAATCCAGAGAGTAAAGAGTTGATGGCTACAGTGCTCGCCGGAAAAAGTTTTGCTCCTCCGGGCGCACGCGATCAGACTCTACAACGAGTAGCGAGCATCATCGCCTATATCGCTCCTGATCGTGACTCGACAGAATTAGCTACTGAGCTACTAGGTCCAAGCCTTTCCAACTTCGACGACGTCGATCGAGGCAAGTACACACAGACTGATCGCATCGAATGGGCCGCAGAGAAAATTTCTCGAGCACAAGAGGACGCTCGGCGCGATCGAGTGATCAAGGAACGAGAGAATGCAGCGCTAGCAGAAGTCTTGCTCAAGCAAGCGCGCAGCGCGCCCAGGCGCGATCAACGTCTGGGCCCGGCCAACCAAGGGCCGTACACTGATGCTGAGGTAGAGGCGTTCGCGGCACAGCAAGGAACTAGCGCAGCCAATTTCGCCAAGCGCTGGATCATTCAAAAAGGGCAAACTTTTTATGTTTACATCAACGGGGATTATCAGCTTCCTCTTAGTATGGCTGAGCTTGATGTTTCTCTACCTCGTGATCTCGCACCGGCAACCGCCAACGGCTTCGTAAAATTAGATACCACTAGTGCCAAAGGTGAGCCTCGCAAGAAAGTCACCAAGGAGATTTTAGCCGACTACGCCAGTGTAGCTAGATCGGTAGTGGCCCGTTTGGACTTAGGCTTCTCCTACTACGATGAGGACACACAGACATTCTATGAGGCATGTTGTCCTTTGAGACCCTTAGTAGCTCAGTACAATGCAGAGGTCGATAAATGGCTGGCTCTTCTGGGGGGAGCCAAACCAGATCAACTTCTCAATTGGGTAGCTACTGTCACTAGGCTAGATCGGCAGTCCTCAGCTCTCTATATGCAGGGCCCCCCTGGCACGGGGAAGAGTCTCCTCTCTCAAGGTCTAGCACGTCTGTGGCACCGCGGAGGGCCCACCGAGCTAGTTCGGGTACTAGGTGAATGGTCTCACGATATTGCTCGTTGCCCGCTTATCGTAGCCGACGAGCAGATTCCACAGAGCTTCAAAGGACAGCGCACAAGCGCCGAGCTTCGCAGTTTAATCGGTAATTCGTCGCGTACACTTACTCGCAAGTTTCGTGACAATTCAGATCTAGTAGGGGCCGTAAGACTTATCCTTAGTGCAAACAACGCTGATATGTTGGTCTTCGAGGAGACTCTCAGCCAAGCAGATTTGGAAGCTGTAGCAGGCCGGTTTCTCCACATTATAGGATCAAATAGCGCCAGCATCTTTCTTCAATCTATAGATACCATGGGATGGGTAGATGATGATATCATCGCCAAACACGCTCTCTGGCTTCGAGACAATCGGACCGTTGTACCGGGGCGAAGATTCCTTGTGGAGGGGAGCGCCCGGGATGTCAGTAAGCAGTTGGCTACTCGTGGAGGAGTTGCTGGAAGAGTCGCGGAGTGGCTTGTTCGTTACTTATGTGAAACTCCTACTAGTCGTATTGTGGCTAAGCAGTCTTCACCGCAACAGAGTGATCTAGTACGAGTAGGTAACGGGGAATATTTAGTCAATACGAATGCGATCGTGAAGTTTTGGGAACAGTACGCGCTCAGTAAGCAAGTACCCTCTACTCCACAGGTAGGTTCAGCCCTGCGTAATCTATCAACAGATCAAGTACGCAAGGGCAAGAGGCGTTATTTCAAGATCGACATCGAGTCAATTTCCTCCTGGGCTGAATCCAATTTGATCGGGGACGCTCGTTTAATTCAGGAACAAATCTCGCAAGAATTTACTCCTCCTGAAACGGACAAAGATGAAGCAAATAACGAGATGGAATCCTAAGCGTAGAGGATTAGAGTTCGGTTACTGGGGTCAATGGAGAAACTCAGGATTAGATGTTACTCCGGTAGATCTTTACGAGCTTCAATCAGTCTATTCAGTTTCTACTGCGGAGTTATTTTCTGTTTGTTGTAAATATTATATTTACGCTCAAAATAACTCTTTCTACTGTGGTAACTGCCAAACAAGATTGTTCTGGAATACCATTCTTCCTAATAGGTAAGTGGAAGGAATAGAATCTTGAATATCTACCGCGTAGTAATTTCCTACTGGAAAAACGAACTACATTTTATGGCTGAGCGAGGCGTACAAGCCTCAACTCCAGGACAAGCGTTAGACCTCGTCTTGCAGAGTTTGCAGATCGATCCAGTCCAAGTGGAAAAGTTCAAGTCTTGGACCGAGCGCCCGAACAGCATCGATGCCTTTTCTCCTACAGCACAGTTTTTTAAGTGTGTAGGAGCTAGCGGCAGTGTGCGAGATATCTGGTTCAACTTATGTTAAAAAAGACAGTTGCAATTGCGAGACCATTCTACGAAAAATCGGACATGGAGATTCTCCCAGGAGATATAAAATTTCTTTATCTAGACGTGTTGCAAAGACAAGCGCTCATGGCGATTCGATCACCTTTGACTAATGAATGGATCGAATTCGAGATTTCGGATAAAGCATCTTTGGATACTTTTCTATCGAGGGATTACTCTCAAGTCATTGAGTATTATTTAATGATGAAGGGGATTCTAGAGCGAGCTAGAGATTTTCGACCTTTCAATCACACTATCACAGCTCTGTGTGATGAGGAGTCTTTAATGTTTGGAGTTAAGGCCCCTCCGCGTAAAACTTACACACCGCGACGCAGACAATTCGACACTCTTGGTAACGGAGTGTATTAATGCTAGACATTACTCCTTTCACACTTGAGGAGATAGAAAAATGGGTATTCAGAACTTATAGAGTACTTTTTTATAATCTTGATCCTGCCTTGCGCTCTGCCTTACGGGAAATCGTAGATTCTTTCGTTAGCGCCTGCAATAGAAGCGGTAATATAGGCAAAATTCAGGCCGAACTAGATCGAGAGCTGAGTGTTTTTAATTCTTCTAGTATGCTTTTCTTTAATCAAGGCGTACTAGCTCGCGCGCAAGCGGGCGCCAAACTTTACATCAGCAACATAGACGGCGCGTGCGCTGCCAAGGTATGGGTAGATTATACAGGAATAACACAGGCTGAGGCGGATTTGTTGCCCCGTTCTTTACAGCGAACTCTGTATGACGAGTATTTGCAAGGTTTCAAGAGCTTTGAGAAAACCAAATACAGTAACCCACGAGCATTCGTGGAAATACTTAAAAACATAATTCGTGATACTACGCGTAAATTCAAAGGAAAACCTATTAATAAATCAACAGCAGATCAAATTAGAGACGCAATAGTTAATTGCGGGTTGATTGATAAAGCAGGGGAGACACAAAGGCATCTTGATAGTAGTAGAGGTTACTATTTTACGATTGAGATAGACCACGGCTCGCTGCACAAAAAAACCCATCTAACCGTCGATGTAAATTAACCATGCCTACACCTAACGCACTACACAGCAAGAAGACCCCCAAATGGGGAACTCCACAATGGATCATTGAAAGGGCGCGCGATCTGCTAGGCGAGATTCATCTAGATCCGGCTTCAAGTCCAGATTTCAATCGTCTTGTCAAAGCCCTAATGATCTACACTGAAGTAGATAATGGACTTGTCCAGGAGTGGGGAGGGAACATCTTTCTAAACCCGCCCGGGGGATTAGTGCCCGAGTTCTGGGATAAGCTATGCAAAAGTGTAGTAGATGGCCAAGTAGAGAAGGCTTTTTGGGTTGGATTTAGTGTTGAGCAACTATGCCAGTTGTCGGATCACCAATATCATCCGTACGATTTCTCTACTGTTACACTGCGAAAGAGATTGAGTTTCAATACCGAAATCTTACAGCCGGGTCCAAGCCCTAGTCACGGGAATTATCTCACTGCAATCGGTGTAGATCGTACTCAATTTGATAAATTATTTCGATCTCTTGGACGGGTGGTCCACGGCCATCTAGCCGTTGACTTGAGCGAAGCGAGCGCTTAGATTGCCCTCATAGCGTCACGAATGGCGCTCGAGAAAAACAGTGAAAAATTTAGTTGAATACTACTGGAATGAGCAAACTGAAATTGCCGAGTTTATCTATGAGCTTACAGCTTCGTGTAAGCACGCTGTCTGTGAAGTGGAGATCTCCTTAGTCAAGGAGACTAGTCACGTACCTCTAAAAATCAATGAGCCGAACGTCGAGATCTATTGGTCTCAACTCAAGTGCTGGCTCAAAAATGAAGGGTACAACCCTCATCAGCTCGATCAAGACGAGCAAAAGAGGCTTAATATCTCTTGGAGCAAACTTACAGCCGTTGGCTTGGACATCAATAGCGGGCTGTACTACTGGCGTGATGAATCTGGTGATATTTGCGGCCCGTATTCAACAGAAGTTGAAGCCTTCCGAAAAGCGAATAAAGGAAAAAAGTAGCTATGCATTTTTGTCAAGAGTTTTCGTGCGGCTGTATCCTACACCCGGTGGCAGGTTACATCCGGCGTTGTGTAGGCCAGACATCACGATCGATGAGGGGGCGCATGGTCCCCAAGCCGGACAACGCGGAAAAGAAACACAATGACTCGGTCGATAAGTCGACGCTTCGCCAGTATCAAGTAGCGGGGATCATGCCATGAAAGATCTTGGACTAGATGATGATACTAAATATCAATTCGCAGCGCTCATCAAACAGAGGGATATAGCGGCGCTTAAGCGTCAAGACGCCAAGGTGGAATGTGTGTTAGCAAGCGCAGCTTGTACTCAAGCTAAGGAGCGCCTCTTGAATGCTTCAAACGCGTTCAATACAGCCCTTGACGAGGAACTCAAAGCCCGCGATAGTCTAGAGAGGGCTCTTGGATTGAAAGCATAAGAAAGGAACATTTCAATAAGCTGACTCCGACTCAGCACGAGATCCTTACCAAGATCTTTGAGGAGGGCCAGCGGCTACTACAGCGAATCATCAAACTCTAGCAAAAGGTCAAGATGCACCAAGCTATATTTTCAGTCCATGAATTTCACTCCACTATGGGGATTACGATCGGCGATCCGCGTAAACCAGATGTGAGTGTCGATCAAGAGCTTCGCATGGCTTTGATTACGGAGGAGGTAGCCGAACTTCGGCTCGCCCTCGAAGGGAGAGATAAGCACGGCAAGACTCTCAGTGATCGAGAGAAGATTATCGCTGTAGCAGACGCACTAGCTGATATCTCCTACGTAGTAGCCGGAGCGGCTGTGACGTGGGGGATAGATCTAGGATGCTGCTTTGACGAAGTTCATCGCTCGAACATGACGAAGACTCCAGGCAACAAACGAGTAGATGGCAAGCTCCTCAAAGGTCAAAACTACGAGCCTCCGAATCTTGGATGTGTACTAGATGAAGTAGCAAAAGAGATTGAAGCGAACGGTACCGGGGAAGATTCTTGGTGGCCTCTTGCTCCTTCTGTGTCTACTGTTTCCGCTTCGACGAAACAGGCGATGAAGGGTATCAATCGAGGAGCCAATTTCGTTGAGTGCGAGGCTCAAGACTTCTCCGAGACGCAAAGATAAAGATCATGGAGTGGCTAGTAGCTCTCTTTGCTTTTCCTCTGTGGCTCATCGCTGCACCTCTTATGATCACTCTTAGAGGTGCAGGATGGATCTAGATGATGACGTGCCTCTCCCCGGAGTCGCGAAGAGATATTCTCACTACGGGAAGACTCAACGTAAAGATAACGGACTACTACTTAGATGTCCTATCGTCGATCAGATTTCTCGAAGTACTCTAGTATGCAATCATCTACTATGGAGAAATCGCCCAGATCAGTTGCGCGAGCATTTGACAGAGCATAAGCCGGTCCCGGACGTAGCCGCTATGAGTGATGAACAAATTCTAGATTGTTTCGTACCAGCCAAGAGAATATTTCTTGAGCGATGCCCGGAAGATGAAGATGAAGATGAAGATCAGGATGCAGAGATCGACGAAGATCCTGATCAGGAGCCATAGGAGAATTAAATGAGTGATGAAATTCCCGACTTTACAAAGCTGACCCCTCAGCAAGCCCATCGCATTACGTGTGCTGACTACCTGCGTATGCTTGCGGGTTTGATTGAGAACGGAGCGATCTCCGCAATGGAGTTGACTTGGAGCGACGCTTTTGCCAAACCTACGGGGAATATCCTCACTTCGGCGCTTGCGTTCGTGGCCCCCTTGGAAGCTGCAATGGTGCAGCAAGTCCGAAAAGAACGGGAGCGTATTCAGGTAGAGGATCTGACAGAAGCGCTCAAGAATCATGAGCCTTGTCCGAAAGACAAGCAAGCTGAATGCGTTTTCTGCTCTATTAGGTTGTCCTAGCGCATACAGCTACGCTGAAAGAAAGCCGACGCTGTTAACGGTCGGTTGCTGAATAAAGCGCTATATATATATATATATATATATATTTATTTATTAGGCTATCTTAATCTCGTGTCCGGTTTTGAAGGTCTATGTGAGAGCACGTATTTTGACCGTATGTACTACGGTCAAGATTACTGGCAGGGCACTGGAACAATTCGCAGCAATGGAAGACGGGAAACAGTGCCTTGGAATCACGTATCACCTTCTCAGATCGAGAATTATCAAAAATGTAAAAGGTCCTGGTTTTTCAAGAGTATCTTGAAAATCCCCGAAGGTCAAAAAGGACATCAATCTCTAGGTGAAGCTTTCCATCTAGTGATGGAGAAAGTGCCCAAGGGGTTTTCTTGGCCTAATCACGCCGATGTAAGCGCCTCCGAAGAAGATTGGGCCAAAGCGGAAGCTCTTGCCAGGATTGCGCTCCCTTTACTTCCTGAGGATCCGAGTCAGGTTTTTAAACGTGAATGGGGGATTAGGCTAGATACCTACGAGGGAGGCCCCACGATGATCGGATACATTGATCTAGGTATCCCGGTAGGGCATGGCTGGCCTACCTTCTTCATCCCGCCAAACGAGGCGATCGTAGCAGACTACAAAACGCTTAGCGATTTCAGGTACATGAAGACGCCTCAAGAGCTGGCATCATCCGTACAGATGATGACGTACGCTAAGTGGGCGATCGAGCCGTCCGGTCTTGCGATAAATTCTTTACCGGACTATGTGCGAATCTTGCACATGTATGCAAAGACTAGGCCACCTTTCACGAGGCACTCGATTCGTTTCGAAAGTGCAATCGTTACGCCGGAAGAGATCAACCTCCAATGGACAAAAACGCTTGACACGATCCGAGAAATGGATCATGTTGCCAAAGGATGCACCAAAGCCGATGAGGTAGAGGCTTCAGGAACGACCACTGGACACTGCGACGCCTACGGAGGATGCTACTTCCGGGATAAATGCGGCCTGAATCCAGTGTCAGGGATCAAAAGTCTCTTCCAAATCGCAAAAAAACCTTCAAACGAGGCGACGGAACCAGAGATCATGTCCAGCATTCTCGAAAAAATTAAGGCTGCGCGCGCAGCGGAAGAAGCCCTCAAGGGCTCACCCGCAGCTCCGGTAGCCGATTCTTCTCCATCGGGCACGGTTGTAAACTCGGCTACGGGTATCGGCTCGATCGAGAGCGTAGCTAATCCGAGCAAGCCCAGCGGCCCAATCTCGGGACTCCTGGACAAGATCCAGAGCCAGGGGAGAGGCTCTCCAGCCCTTGGGGGGGCCCTTGCTACCTCTTATGGCAAGGAGATCGGCTCTCAAGCGGCCGGGTTCGCCGGATCGGGCGAGCTAGGTAGGTCTGCCTGTAGTACCATGGCCGATCTGCTCAAGCTTGCAAGCGGAGTCATCCCTCCTGATGCGCCCCCCCGGACACAAGAGGTGATCACCCGTCCGGGTGATCACCTTCAAAATGAAGAAGGAAAGGACGATGATGACGCTGAAGAAGACGGATCTACTGTATCTGCTACCAGTGCTGTACTTACCTCTCCTAGTAGTAATACTGGCTCTATTGAGCCGGTGAGAGCTAAGCGAGGACGCCCCTCCAACGCGGAGATCGAGGCGCGCAAGGCTGAGGAGGCCAAGCGCTTCGATGAAGCGGTGAAAATTCAGGCCAAGAAAATGGTAGAGGAGCTGTACCCTCGGGGAATATCCGAGGACGATCTTGCGTCACAACTTGCACGTGCGAGAGCCGAGGTTCAATCGCTCGGTCGGCGAAACGCCGAACTTGCTTCCGGCCGGATCAGTGACGGACTCACACTCTACATCGATTGCTATCCGACCAAGGGAGAGCGCGAGATCACGGACTACTATGAGTGGATCGGTCCGATCTGTGCTCAGGTAGCCGCTGCAAACAGCGTAGGAGACTGGCGCGAGATCCAGTATACTGCCCGAGGCTTGTTCGCGAACGCGATTCGCGAGACCGTCAAAACGGGAAATAATCTACCTTGCGCGCTCTATATCTCTTCTGCCGCGGCCGGCGCGGAAATCGCGGTCGAAGTCTTGACTCCGATCGCGAAGAGGATTATAAAGAGAATGTAAGCTCTCAGGGAGAGGAACGTTAGCCTGTTAGGTGGCTCGGTAGGCTACGTTCGTTTCGATCGGATGTTTTCCCTATCCGACTCCCGAAAAAGGGGACCTATCTTTGATAAAGGGGGCGGACGTTGATACGTCTTGTTCAACCAGATGTTGGCCCTATCTGGCTCCCCTTAAAAAGGGCTTTTTTCTAGGAGTTGTCGATCAGACAGCAAGGCCAGGGTTCGCTCACCCTGCTCCATCTGTTTATCCCGGTGTACAGAGGTCGAAAACACCGGACCTTTTAAGAGTTTTTCACAAGGAAAAGATATGCCGAAACAGACAAAAAATCAGGAGAAGATTGCGTTCCTCAAGGATACGATTGCGGAACGCAATGACACGATCTCCGCCTTGATGAAGGAGATCGCATTCCTCAAGGATACGATTGAGGCCAGAGAGAAGGAGATCGGCTTCCTCAAGGAAGCAAACGTAAAGCGAGGAAAGACGATCGAGCACTGGTATGCTCGCTTCAGCGAGGCTGATCTTCGTCTCGCATCGCAACAAGAAGAGCATCGTCAGGAAGTTCAAAAGCTACACCTTTTCTATTCGACGAGCGCCTCGCTCGAGATCGAGAAGGCCAAGAGTGATACACTTGCGTACGCGTTCGAGCATGTGACGAGCAAGCTCGTCTGATTCTCTCTCTGTGTACGTTAATGTTAAACCCCGATACCTCTCATGAGAGAGTGAATGCGTGTTTAAGAAACACATCGGCTATCCCTGGTAATAGACTAGTCCAGGGCGCAGAGAGAATTCAGGGATCGTTTAATTGGCAAGACGTCAGATTTTGGATCTGATTTTGTGGGTTCGAGTCCTACTCCCTGAACTATGCTTAATACTATGTTAGGTTACCATTTCGAGGTCATACAAATGAAGAAAGCAATCATGAATAAAAAGATTACCCCCGCTTCGCCCAAATCCACCGAGGACCGCTGGGCCGCTCAGAAGGCTCAGTTGGAGGCTGCTACGGCTGAGCTTGCCGCAGCCGATATCGATTTCGTTGAAGCCGGGCGAAATCACGCTACCGCCCAGGCTTGGGTAAATTCGGCGATCGCGCGAAAGACTACGGCTGAAAAGAGGCTCGCGACGTTTCGCGCGAACCTGGGAGGAGAGTGAGCGTGACCAAGAGGCTTCCTCAGCCTCGCTTTGAGGCAACTATCGAGATTACTAATTCGGACTGGATCAATTCCATTCAGTACGATTATACTAAAAACATCCTCGATGCTCATCTTCGTAACGGTGATCGGTACCGTTACCGGAACGTCCACCCTGGTACGGTAGCGCGAATCGTATTCGCCCGATCGTCCGGGCGCGCCTTCAATCTCCTCTTGCGAGCGCGGACTGACTATTTGAAGCTTCCGCACAGGAATACGTTGACAAAGGGCTAAGAATAGCCTAAAACAGATACACAACCGGAGCTGAAAAGCTCCAAACACTCACAGAAAACAGAAAGAGATCTTCACATGTCGTTTCAGGTTGAATCTGATGTTGCGATTCCGAGCCAGCGTAACCGTTACCCTTTCGCCCAGATGAAGCAAGGGCAGAGCTTTGCCATCGAGGGCGAGGCGAACAGCCGCATGGTACGCAATGCTGCGTACCAGTTCGCCAAGAAGGTGAATACGCAGCGACAAGCTGCGATCGATGAAGCCGTTGCCTTGGCTGTCAAGGAGGCGACGGAGGCGGGCGGAACTGCGGAGGAGATCGAGGCAGTCAAAGCCGAGGTTACCGCGTCTGCTACGGCTTCCGCTCCCCCCGAGGTGACTTTCACTCTGCGTCAGGTCAGGACTGTAGAGACCAACGAAATCGCTCTCGGGGATGATGGCCAGCCGCTAGTCAAGGATGGCAAGCCGGTGAAGCTAGTGGTTAAGCACTATCGGCTCTGGCGCGAGTAATTTACGGTAGATTACGTAGATTATGATTAGATGGGGCGCTTCATTAGAAGCGCAAGGTGGATCAGAGGTAGCTACTCTGATGAGAGTGCGGCGTGATTCGCGATCAAATAGTGCGCGTGTCATTTGGTTTAAGACAAGTACAATCCTTAACACAACCTCCTGCCCCCGTGTTACCACGGGCCTCTAATCAAGCTCTTCTGCTGTTTAATAGATGCGGCGCTCGAAGTTCTGAAAGAGAATTAGAGTAGTTATTCCGCAATTAAAGCTTCAAAGCAGAAGAGCTTGATTAGGGGTTTCACAGTTGATGGCTGACGAGAGCACTAGTTCTATCCGCGTTTCTCGATGCGGTGTGACAAAGTGAGGCTTTAATCCTGTGAGTCTCCTTTAAAATTTTTCCATCTCGGAGAATCGTTTTCATGACCTCAGAGGAACAGTTGGAGCTGGATCAGCTAAAGCAAGTGGCCCGCACGAGCGAAGCTGTGATCAAGGATCTCCAGGGCAAGCTCAAAGCCATGGAGCTGAATATCCATGATACGAGGCGAAATGCGGAGAAGACCTTAGCGGAAGCTAAGAGTCTTCGTGAAGAGACAGAGCATTCTCTCGATATCGCAGCGGATCAGATGAGAGTAGCTCACTCGATCGGCCTTGGGATTTTCGGCATGGCCGATCTAGGTCGCGCTCGTATAGAGCAAGCCAGTTCATCAGCTCGTTTCGTCTATCGAGAGTATCATATTCTCGAATGGATTGAAAAATTTCTCAAGGCTGAGGCGGTTGGAGATCAGATCTCCAAGGAGGAAGCCTTGAAAAATCTCAAGGAGAAGGTGGCCTCCGTCAAGCATGATACAGAAGCTAATCGCTTCATCGCGGCAGAGCAGTATCTAGCTCACGGGCTGGCCAACTTTGAGCGAGTTTGGTTAGATCTTTTGAACTCCAAATCAGAGGGGAAATAACCGTGACTTGTCCCAATAGCGCCAAAGAACTCTTCGAGAGGCTTCTGCCTATGGGCATCAGGGGGTACCCGGATCGAATCCGCGAGATCAACGCGGTCTTCGGCTTCGAGATCGAGGGAGACGGAGGAGGCTTTTGGACGCTTGATTGCACTAGTACGCCCCCCTCAATTACGCCCGGAAACCCGGGTAATTGTCAGTGCACGATTACGATACACCATGACGATTTTCGTCGATTTTTCACGGATTACAATGTCGGAATTGATCTCTACTTCGACAATAAAATTCGGGTTACAGGCAATGAAAAGCTTTGTCTCAAACTTGGAGCTTTCTTCGCGATCACTCGGCCTAAGTAGATTTAGGAGGCTACTAGCGTCGTGTTCCCGCTAGCCCTAAATGCCATGTCAGGCAAGGCAGGAACCCTGACTAGCCTTGCGGATCAAACTGTAAGGCGATTTGGTCTGTGAGTCCGCTTGGACGTGGACGCCCGGTTTTCACCCGGGAGAGACGGGTTCGAGTCCCGTACAGACTGCCGCGAAATAAACTCTTCTCCTATTGGATAGAATAAATGATTAATCTCTCTCTCATCATTGCCGGTTTAATTGTTTCTATACTGTGTGTCGCGGCCCTAGCCTGGGTTCTAAGGCCGTCTAGCGCTGATCAAATGGAGGAAGAGGAGGAGGAAGAGGAGGAGGAAGAGGAGGAGGAAGAGAAGGAGGAGGAGAATAATGCACGGGTACGAGCTTGGGAGGTACTTGATGAGATCTTTCATGAGTGGTTAGCAGCTAAACACAAGCATCGACCTCTTGCTTCCTCCCATGAAGCACTTGCAGTGATGCAAGAGGAAGTATTTGAGCTACAGACGGAAGTCTATAGCAATGAGAGGAAGAATCCTCAGCGTATGGAGAATATGCGAGCTGAGGCGATCCAGGTAGGCGCGATGGCTTTGCGGCTGATCACGGACGTATGTGATCAGCCCACGGAAAGGCAATAATGGATTTTCCTCCTTACCCTAATGATGTTCTGGCGGTCTACGATGCTGATCGTGAGTCTCTTCTCGAGAAGGAAAATGTTCAGCTTCGTGAGACCACCGTAAAGGCGATTGGTCTCATTCTGCAAGGGGCAGCAACGGAGGCTCGACTACTTTTAGAATCCTCTATTAAAGTGATTCCGTGGTCGGTATTGATGTCTCGGTATGTTCGCTCTCGTCGACGTGATCAGCTCTAATGACTCTACTTTCTGAGCGACTAGGGGTCAATGCAGCGACGTCCCAGCCTAATAGCCGAGTCGCGAAAGCCTTAGCTAGCGCTGGAGTCGCTAAAACTCCAGAGCTGATGCGAGTAGTAAATTTACCTCGTCGCAAATTTGATCCGAATCTTTACCCAGACGCCAGTGCGCTCTACGCCAAAGAAGCGTGCGGGCGCGTTGGTTGTGTCTATTGTAGAGTCGGAAAACCCGCGCTTCGACCGTTGCAAAGCGCGATGATTATCGAAGCAGCGCAGTGCTCTGGTGGATTCTTCAACGTTGGGGTAGGTGAGGGCAAGACGCTTGCAAGTTTTCTCATCCATGACGCTTGCGAAGCCCGAAAAACTGTGCTGCTAGTGCCTGCACAGTTGAAGAAGAAAACTCTTGACCTTGATTTGCCCGAGCTAAATTTGCACTTTAAGCTTCCGTCAACATATGACGGAAAAAAAGTCAAGAGCTACACTAATAACGGTGTGTATGTTGTCGCTTACGAAGAGCTGAGTGATACAGCCTCTACTGATCTACTTGACAAAATCTGTCCGGATCTGATCGTAGCAGATGAAGCTCATCGCTTGCGTAATCCTCAGGCCGCTCGCACCAAACGCTTCTTACGCTTCACGCGTCGTCATCCATGCAAGTTTGTGGCGATGACCGGCTCTCCGATGGGCAAGCTTATTACCGACTTTGCGCACCTAATCGAGCTTGCACTAGGCAAAAATTCACCACTACCTAACAACTATCCAGATCTAGTCCAGTGGTCGGATTGCATCGACAAGGAGCGGACACAGATTGGCGCGATAGCGCTCATGTGTGACGACGACGAAGACGCTCGCGCAGGCTTTCAGCGCCGATTCCGCGAGACCCCCGGAGTTATCAGTACTACAGAAAGCTCCGCAGGAATGCCGATTGAGCTGAGGCGTTTTCGTGTCTCGCCCCCGGCTGATGTGCTTAATGCTCTCGAAAAACTCACCCGCGAATGGGCCTGGGATGGTGAGGAATTCGACGGTCAATTAGAGATCGTGCGAATGGAGAGAGAGCTTACGCAAGGTTTTTTCTACCGCTTGATCTGGCCAAGCGGTAAAGCCGGGGGTGATGAGAAGGAACGTGAGTGGCTCTTCAAGCGCAACGCTTGGAGGCGTTGTATACGCAAGCGTCTGTCCCATTCAAATCGATCGGGTCAAGATTCCCCGGCTCTGCTAGAGGCGATGGCTGAGCGTGGAGAATGGATCACTCAAGAATGGATTGACTGGCTAGCAGTGAGGTGCCGACCTGAGCCCGATAAAGAAGCAATCGAAATCTCCCGTTGGCTAGTTGACGCTTCCAGAAATTGGCAAATCTCCTCACAAGAGCCCGGTATTATCTGGGTAGATAGTCCTGTAGTCGGTCAATGGTTAGCGAAGGACGGAATCCCGTTCTACGGGGAAGGTGAAGACGAAGCTGTCAATGCTTTAGCAGCGAATTGTTTACGGACAAAGATCTCGGGTCTGTTAAACAGACAAATACCAACTATTGCTCTAAGCATTAGAGCCCATGGTACTGGAAAAAATTTACAAGCGTGGTCACGCAATCTAGTACTGTATCCGCCAGCATCAAACGATGCGTGGGAGCAGATGATCGGGCGTACGCATAGACCCGGCCAGTTAGACGATGTAGTTACTTTTGATGTACTCATAGGCTCAGATTCGGCTGCGCGGGCGATGGAGAACGCTATCAGCGATGCAAAGCGAGTGTCAGAAACACTGACGCAGCCTCAGCGTTTGACTTTGTGCACAGAATGTGAACCTGACGGTCGTTTAGAGGAAATCTCTCTTTAATTGACCGTCTCTGAATGTTGCAGGCTTCCAGGGGCGCGATTAAGGTCATAAATACCAGATCTGATTAGACGTTCGGTCTTGATGACTGATCAGACTCTAAATCAAACAAGACTAGAATCAGAAAGAGAAAGAGAACTAGAACAATGGGTTTATTTGGTAAAATCAAGGATGCGAAGTCTACCGGCGGCGGAATCTACTTTGAGCCGGGAACGTATGCTCTGGAGTGCCGCAAAAACGCGGTGATCACTACTCGCGAGGGTCGGCCCGCATTCGTAGCTGAATTTACGATTCTAGAGAGCACTAACGATAAGCGCCCGGTAGGTACTAGTGTTTCCTATATGGTAATGCTGGATAAGTACCAGGAGACGGCGCTTGGCAATGTCAAACAATACGTAGCTGCTCTGTTTGATCTGCCGGAAGAGGGGGTAGATGAGGCCGGTGTAGAGGCTCTCATTGCGGGCAGCAATCCGGGTTCCGGTGTCAAAGTTCGGGCTACTGCGTCTCTCACGAAGACGAAGAAGGGCGCGGATTTCACCAAGGTCCAGTTCTTCCCTTACGAGAAGAAGACCGCGTAGCATCGATGTTGAGCCCGGACAAGCCAAATCAAGCGCTGTTCGTGCTGTTTCAGCGCCTGGACTAGCTCAGCCGGTAGAGCGCTAGTAATCGGCCGATTACTAGAGGTCACTAGTTCAAATCTAGTGTTCAGGCCCTCATGGCTAAAATGTGCAAGAAGTGCGGAGAGACTTACTCTCCTTTTTTGAAAAACCACTCTTTATGTAGAGGATCAAACATGATCGCCTATTTAGCGCACCCTGTAGGCTATGATTCAGATGAGCGTAAACTGAATCTGGATAACGTTCAGAAGTGGTTTCTGTGGCTGATCCACAATACCGACCTAACCATCAATGTTCCTTGGTTCATTTATGTAAGTAACTTAGACGAGTCCTATCGTAAGCGCGCACTACGGGACGATTTACGTATTTTGGATACATGTCAAGTGATCATCCTGACTGGCGGTAGGATCAGCGAAGGTATGGCTACTGAGCTTACGCTCGCTCGTCAGAGAGGAATGAAGGTAATTGATCTGACTAGCGCTGGATACTCGCCAGACGATCACCCGGAGATTACAGAGAGACTCAAGGAGCTTTTTCGGTGAGTAAATGCACTTGCTCCGGCTCTCCGGGTGATCCGGATTTTACTCCGGCTCGCACGTGTCCGCATACGCGAGTAATTCGCGGCTTGACCGAATACGAAACAGATCAATGTGCAGATTGTTTCGCTCGCATCTTTCCTATCAAAAGCGATCTAGCTGGTCTTGCGGCCCGAGAAGCGATCGTTCCCGAGCCGGCCCCGATCTCCAATTCCTATCCAGCATGTTGGGACTTGGTGATTGCGGATGTGGAGTATTTGATCCCAGCCTCTAAGCTTCGCAATCAGATGATCGCAGACATGCGGGAGCGAGATCAGTTTGGTCAAGTGAAGTATAAGACGCGCTTGCAGCCGTTCAACGCTCGTAATCCTGTGATCGATGCGTACCAAGAATCGCTCGATCTATGCGTGTACTTGCGTCAAGCTCTCTTCGAGCATGATCGGGCCTCGATCAATACAGCCTACAAGCATGCTCTAGCTTCGTGCGAAATTCTTCGTCGAGAGATGAATGAAGCGAGTAGCGTTTGATCTAGAGACGCACTTGATCCGCCCAGGAATGCTTTTCCCGAAGGTGGTCTGTGTTTCGATCAGTGATGGAGCGAGGAAGGATCTCTTTCTCGCTCCTTTAGGCGTTCAAGAAATCATCTCTCTCCTACGAGATCCTAATGTCGTTTTGATCGGCCACAACGTGGCTTTCGATTTAGGCTGCATCGTCGCAGAAGCAATCGATACTGGTTTTGACGCGCATGAGATCGTTTCTCTTGTGTTTCAAGCATACGCAGATGATCGGATCGTTGATACGATGATCCGCTGCATGCTCGTAGACATTGCTCAGGGGACTTTCCAAGAGATTGAAGGTCAGCGACGCGGGAAGACCTACGGGCTAGATCGTCTAGCTGATCGTTGGCTAGGGCGCACAATTGCCCAAAAGACTTTTACCAAAAAAACTCAACATCAGGCCGGTAATTCGTGGCGTCTGCATTATGCAGCTCTTGACGGAGTACCCTTGGCCCAATGGCCTAAGGACGCTTACGACTATGCGATCGAGGATGCAGAGATCACCTGGCTAGTCGATGAAGCCATAACTCAGTGGGCGATTAAAGAAGGCTTGCCTTCCCCAGGAAGTATCCCGGACGAATTTAGGCAACACCGCGCCGCGTGGGTTCTTCATCTCATGGCAGGATGGGGTGTACACATCGACAGCGAAATGGTAAAGGAGATCCGTACTGAACTTGAGCGCCAAAGAGCCATCCATTATTTGACGATGGATCGGTATGGACTCTTCAAAAAAGATCAGCTTGGAAATTTCAAGCTGACTAAGAAGGGCCAGCGGTCGATCAATCAAAAAGTCTTGAAGCAGTATGTAGCCGACGGCTTCGCTTCAAAAGGCGAACAAGCACCTACTACAGCCGGACGAGTAAATAAGCAAGGCGTCCGAATCCCCGAAGTAGCGATTGACGCAGATACGTGTCTAGCTTCCGGGCATCCTGCGGCGATCGCATACGCAGAAGTATCTAATACCGTCAAACTACTTTCTACGTACGTTCCAGCGCTCGAAAGAGGGCGCGGTGGTAGGCCGGTAACGTCGAGTCCCAACGTACTTGTGGCGTCTGGCCGAACGTCTTGGACAGGTCCGAATTGGCAAAACCCCCCAAAAGTGGGAGGTATTCGCGAATGCGTGATTCCTCGTCAAGGCCGAGTATTTGTTGCGGCAGATCTTGATACTGTAGAGTTGCGCGCATTGGCTCAAGCGTGCCTGGAGATTCTTGGTCATAGTGAGATGGCCAGTGCTCTCCAGCGCGGCGAGGATTTGCATTTGTCTCTTGCTGCGGAGATCCTCGGCATTAGCTATGCTCAAGCTCAGGCACTAGAAGCCGCGGGTGATCCGCTAGTCAGCGATACTCGCCAGAGTGCCAAAGCGCCTAACTTTGGTTTCCCAGGCGGAATGGGAGCGCCGAAATTCGCTCAAAATCAAATTGACATGGGGACTCCTCTTGTCAAGGATCCTGATGCTCCCTTCAGTGCTCATCTAGAGCGCTCGAGATTCCTCCGAGAGGCTTGGTTCAAGCGTTGGCCAGAGATGAGACCTTATTTAGCGCACGCCGGAGAAATTACAGGGGACTTCGGATCGCGCATGATAGAACAGCCTTGGTCCGGGCGTATCCGTGGAGGATTGGATTACTGCTCCTGCGCTAATACTTACTTTCAAGGTCGCGTAGCCGACGGAGCCAAACTAGCTTTGTGGCGGCTCGCCTGGGCCTGCTACGTTGACAAGACGAGCATTCTTTATGGCTCCCGTCTAGTTTTGTTTCTTCACGATGAGGTGATTCTAGAATGTCTTGAGGGCACGGCTCATGAGTGCGCGCTTGAGATCGTCAGGATTCTCTGTGCGGCTGTGCAAGAGGTGATTCCAGATATTCCTATTACCTCCAAACCTGTGATTATGCGTCGCTGGTACAAAGGCGCAAAGCCCGTGAAAATAGATAATAGACTAGTACCTTGTAAACCGGAAAAAGACACTAGCGGTAAGACGAAATGGGTACAGGATGGTGGCAAGTCTGAGGGAGATCAATGGTTAAACTAGTGCCAGCCTATTCATTAGGCGAAGACAGAGAGTTTTTAGGTCTATTTGAAGACGATTTAGAAGCTACTAGAGCAACAATGCAAACTAGTAAATGCGATCTTGACCAAATGTTTGAAAAAATGCTGGCTCAAGATTTGTTTACAGACGACAAAGGCAATCCGATCCGAACTGTGCATAGATCAAGGAAATAATCATGGACAATCGTCAGAAGATGGTAGCTACTGTTATCGACGGTAAACACAAGCAAGTAACCGTAGATGAGGGTTATTGTATGTATGACCCGGTTACTAACCGATACAGCTTCAAGCCCGATCGAGGTTCTAATGGTTACGGTTTGTATAGTGCAGAACATCGTGCTAAGAGCCAACGTTTTTCAGATACTGAGCAAGTGATCAAAGGCAAACTCGTTTTTGTTCCAGAAAACAAAATGGACGAAAAGCCTAAAAAGCGTCTAAGTGGTCGATGCTACGGGTGTTGTCAGGAAAACTGCGGATATACTTATTGTACTTGTAGCTGTCATGAGGGAACGCTGTGAGTAAATTTACTCTCGCTTTAAAAGCCGGAATCGATGGAGTGCGTAAGCTTAGTGGCATCGAACCTGATATCATTGTTTGCGGCTCCGACGAGACTGCAAAGCAGATTAGGGGCTCTCTAGATGAATTAAATCTAGATCTCCATATTATCGTAGATGATGAGTTATCCAAAAAGAGATATTGGATTACGACTCAGAAAGCTCTAGGGGAGTTCGAGGGAGGAGGACAAAACTAATGAGTACACATCGACAGCCCAATGAATACACGATGAAGGCAAGTGAGAGGGAGATCAATGGCTAAACTAGTTGCGCCTGTTACATATCAAGGAGGCAAATCTCGCCTAGCTAATCAGATTTGCAATTATATTGGTTTACCTTACAATGGTTACTTTTATGATTTATGTTGCGGATCAGGTGCAATCTCCATTGAAGCTGTGAATAGAGGACAAGACCCCTTAACTATAACTATGGTTGATGCTGGCCCTTGGGGAAAGTTTTGGAGGGAGATTGGTGAAGGGTCCTTTGATTTGTTAAGATTATATAATCTTGTTCAAGAATGTCCTAAGGACCTAGAAAAGGTGAAGGGCTGGTTGGAGAAGCTGAAATGGTCAGGAGAAGATTCTAGTTCTGTATTTTTGATGCTTCAGGCGGGATCTTTTGGCGGAGGGGCGGTATGGATTGAAAATCAGAAATGGAGGGCAAATTTTCGCGGCTATTGGAAACCTACTGAGACTTCCAATCGTAGATCCCCAGTAAATCCCATGATGCCTATGCCTGAAACTGTACTAAGACAAGTATGTGATTTAGCTATCGGTATGAAAGGAGGGCGAGGTCTACATTCTAAAATAGAGGATTTAGAACCTTTTCACCCGGGAATTTGTTATTTAGACCCTCCTTACGAAAATACCTCAAAGTACGGGTATGCTCTTAACGTACAAAACACAATAAATAGATTAAACATGCCTTGCTATGTATCAGAAGGGAAGCCTTTATCTGAGGTTGCTCACTTAATATCCGAAGGAAGATTTAAAGGAGGAATGAATGGAAAGCGAAAAACACCTAACGAAGAATGGCTTTCCTTTTTTCCTTTACCGAAATGAGAGTTCGAGGGAGGAGGACAAAACTAATGAGTAAATACGTATCTATTGACCCTGGCAAACACGCTTGTTCGATCGCGTGCTGGCAAGATTGTCAACTAGTTTATGCTGGTTTGATCGAAAATCCTTTCAAGTACGCTAGCAGGCAACGGGCTGATCGTTGGGGCGATCTTGGCCGCAATGTTGCAAGAATCATCCGTATCTATTTGGGCGAGTTCGACTCAATTTCGCTCATAGTTGAAGTTCCGCAGATTTATCCGGGCCCGCGAAAAGAAGATCCGAACGATCTTATTGATCTCGCTGGCGTTTTGGGAGCGATCATCGGAGCCTCTGAAGCTCACGTAGTTTGGTCGCCTCTTCCAAAAGACTGGAAAGGCCAATTGCCAAAAGAAGTTACGAAGCTTCGCGTAGACCAAAAACTTACCGGCCCAGAAAAAGAACGGATCGCTTGGCCCCTCGAAAGGTTGAGGCACAACGTTTATGACGCTGTTCACCTGGGGATCGTCTATCTAGAACGTCAAGGATTGCGAGACTTTACAAAAAAGTGAAGAAAAGAGCTTGCGCAGAAACTCAGCAAGCCTTATCTATTCATCATGGCGAAGCGAATTGGACCGAAGATGCAGATGGCAGTGGATCTAGTCCGTGCCAACCCTGGCACGGCGATCCTTCCGATCGCGAAGGAGATCGCGCCTTATGGCGTGCATATGTACGGCTATAACGCCGTGCACCGCGCGATCCGCGCCGGGCTGATCCGGGCTGGGCGCAAGCCCAGCGGGATCTACTCGCTTACGGTGGCAGAATGAGGCGCTCTCACGTCTATCGGCTTCGAAGTATGATCCATCGCCTTGAGGGCGACCTTAAAGGCCGCCCAAGGAGTCAAAAAGACGAAAGCGAGCGCGATCTTATCGCAACCGCATGCAGCTCCCTGTGGGAGCTTGACGTCAAGCGCTTGATTTCTTGCCTCCGAAGGCTTACACTCTTCCGGCCAGAGTGGCAGACCGCGTTGGACTACGCGCGGTTGGCTTTGAATTCGTAAGTGCTCAATTTGTAAGCGATCATGGTGAAAATGGTAACCACGCGGGATTTAGGATCCCGTGCCGGATGGCTTGAGGGTTCGAGTCCCTCTGATCGCACGGTACCCTTTACATCGGAGGTAAATGTGTCATGCTGATATGATAAGCGCGAGGAGCACTCTTTCTCGGCAGAAAGAGATTAACAGCATAAATGCGCGTAACTAAGCCGGAGATAGTGCTGGCAAACACTATTTCACTGAGTGTTAATCCGATAGCGGAATAACTTCGCTGGGTAAGTGTTTTCCCCAAGGTAAAGCACATCAGATCTGTACCTATCAGTAGGTATCCTACGGATAAGGCTTCAGAATAAGCGCGCCTAGCTCAGAGGTAGAGCACCGGGATTACACCCCGAGAGTCACAGGTTCGATCCCTGTGGCGCGTACTCAGGTGACTGAGCAATGCTAACTCTTTGACTCTATTTAGATTAAGAGCATTCTCTCAGTGCCTACGCATCGCTAGCTCAACGGTAGAGCACCGGCCTTATAAGCCGGAGGGTGGAGGTTCGAGTCCTTCGTGATGCACTACGGTCAATTGTCTCCACAAAGTAGGGTCAATTGTTTCCACTGAGGACAAAAGACCCTAGAGATTCTGATCAGCCAAGTGTTTATTTACGGATACTTGGCTGATCAGAGTCTTGGCACGAGAAGTGGATAATAGGGAAAGTAGAGAGGAAAGAGGAGCCCATGATCAAAACCACAGACCAGTATCTCTTGATGATCGAGCCTGCATCGATCCCGACTAGCGCCAATCCGGTGCTGGACAGCCTCACCAAGCGGCTCACGACCGCTTGGCGTACCCGCCAGAGCAAAAACCGGTATCGAGGGATGCATTACTGCACCGGCCGAGGATGCTCGGCCATGAGCGACAATCAAGATCACATCGTCCTCGGTCGAATCACTCACTCTCTGTGCATCCACTACCTCGCTCATCATCGAGAGGATCTCTCGGAGGAGACTCTCCAAGAGCTGGATCAGATCCTGCCCCGGGAAGAGAGCGACCCGACTCCCCAGGAGCTGGGGGAGCGGATCCAGCGCTACCCGATGCGTTGACCGATCACTAGGGTCAATTGTCTCCACTGAGGACAAAAGACCCTAGAGATTCTGATCAGCCAAGTGTTTATTTACGGATACTTGGCTGATCAGAGTCTTGGCACGGGAAGTGAATAGGCAGAAAGGCAGAAAAATGAAAATCTTGATCATCTATGAGAACATCCCAGAGTCTACGTTTATCTACTCGGTGGAGGTTACGGAAGAGGAGTGGAGCTGGATCCAGCTCTGCAATGGCGGTTACATCAACGGGGACTCCTCCCCGGAACAAGAGGATGCGTGCAATCGCCTCGCCCGTTGGCTCGGGGATAAGCAAGAGCTGACCCCCGAGGACGGCAAGCCCGTCATGATCTCGGATCACAAGTACGTGGTGGTCACTGGATTTCTGATGTAGCCCCCCCCAAAAAAAAAAAAAAAAAAACTATGCAGATCATCAACGCTACTTCACACGTCGTTACTATCGATGGATTCGAGATCCGTCCCTCGGGCTATCTGGCCCGGGCTCTGGAAGAGTCGAAGCAGGTCGGTATTCTCAGCGGAGAGGGATTCCCCTCTCTGCCCCTCACGAGGACGCAGTATACCGCTCTCGTGATGGATATTTCTTCGCCGATCGGGTCGCCCTCCGATCGCATGGTCGTAGGGTTCCCCGAGCCGACCGACGGAGTCTACTATGTGGTGTCGTCTCTGGCCGCGGAAGCGGCCAAGCGCACCGGGCGCGAGACCTGGGATCTCTTGACTCCCGGACAGCAAGTCCGGGATTCGGAGGGCAAGATCGTCGGCTGTCGGTCACTCCAGATCGTGGAGTGATTCTGTTGACCGAGCTAGCGCTCGGTCAAATCGCATCAGTAGCCCAATGGAAGAGGCGTCGGCCTTAAAAGCCGAGAGATGAGGGTTCGACTCCCTCCTGATGCACGGGGTGTGTTACCAGGGAAATCGGACTGATCACCCGAGGCACCTGTAAAATAAAGGTTTAACGCCTAAGTATAACCTTAGGCGCCTTTGTCTCGCCTCAACCTTGCGTTGGTAGCTCAATGGTAGAGCACCGGACTTTTAATCCGAGGGTTACGGGTTCAAATCCCGTCCGACGCACGCACGGTACCTTACCGAAGGTAAACAATGCTTCTTACTGTTATCTTACAAGACGATAAGCTTCTACACATGAAGCCAGCGCAGTACGGTGCTCTCGTACAGCACTGCATGACTCTTGATCGATTTAACTCGATCAAGGTATGCAAAACCTCGATCGAGATCTCATTCAGTCTCGCTGATCAACTGCAAGTGGTCGATTCGGCAAAGATCCAGACACAACTTCAGGCGGATGTAGAGGCTCTAGCTGATCTCGATCCCTTCCCTTGTCCGTGCGGTTGTGGAGCGTACATCGCGATCTCGCCTTGTCATCGCCAGAGCGGAATCCAGCCCGACTCGTTCGGGCTAACGCCGGCCGAAATGTCCGTAGCGCAAACCGATAAGATCGGGGCGATCAAAATGGTCCGCCTGAGGACGGGATGTGGTCTGAAGGAAGCAAAAGATTTCGTGGTAAATTATTGCGAATCCATGAAGCAATAAAATTTTCGATTTTTCGCGCTTGCCAAGTGAGCCGGCAAACGCTACAACTTGAACAGAACAAGAACAAGAACAGGAACCAGGACAAATGACGACTCTCCCCAACATTCCCACGGTCAATTTCTCCACGGGCAAGGATCTGATTGCCGTCGCGATGCTGGCGAATCAGACGGTGCTCCTCATTGGCGATCCAGGTGTAGGCAAGAGCGCCATCATGCACACCGCGGCGAGCGATCTCGCCGCAGTCACGGGCAAACCCATGCCGCTGCATGTGCTCCTCGGATCTACTCTGGATCCGACCGACGTCGGGGGTCTGCCGATGCGAAGTCAGGACGGGACTCACGTCGTACGTATTCCGCTGGAAGAGATCCAGCGATGCGCTGATGCTCCTGGGGTGCTATTTCTCGACGAGATCTCTGCGGCTCCCGGGCCGGTGCAGGCCGCGATGCTCCGGCTGATCTTGGAGCGCAAGGCTGGTACTGTCACGTTGCATCCTGAGACGCGCGTCGTCGCGGCGTGCAATCCGCCCGAGCAAGCTCCGGCCGGCTTCGAGCTGAGTGCCCCGCTCATGGGACGTATGAGCGTGGTCAATTTTCGTCCTGATGATAGCGAGGTAATTGATCACCTCCGTACGTTGGGATCGGATGACGATTCTGCCTCCCCGATGGATAAGGCGATCCGCGATGAGGCGATGTTGTTCGCTGCGGTCGCGAATGTTACTCCAGAACTCCTTCAGGTTGATATCCCGAAGGAGTGCATCAATGGAGGCCAACCGTGGCCCGCTCCTCGAT